TTATTGTATCACGACTGGACACTCCACATACCATCTGCCGACACTGCTGACATGATGGGTATTCGCTTTTTCAAAGAAGAGATACTTGAGCTCTCCCTTTATAACGACCGTATAGCAGCCGCAGGTCAGGCTGTCATGGTTCGCACCGGCAGGCCTGAAATCTTTGACCGCTTCGATTCTGAATACTCGTCCGTCCTCCCATGTGATCGTTCTCGGCTGCATATAGCCTGTGGCATCGAAATCGGAATTGACCTTGACATATTTTCGCTCCATCCGTATTACCGGCTGTTTCATGCCACCGCCCCCTTTAATGCAATATAAAAACTTTACAGTATTATTCTTCGGCCTGACTTTCCTCGCGTCTAGTTTTCAATTTACAAACCGGGATGTCATATCTTATGCCATTTTCTTCTTCTGTAAGGTATATTTCGAATGAATTAATACACTTAATAAGTATCACTGAAATACCATCTAATATTTCAGGACCTTTCCATTCTGGATAAGTTTCGTCTATTCTTCGAAGTTCGCTCCATATCTCCGGTACAAAGCAATAAAAACGTGATGGAAACATGTTTGCTTCAATTACGCCTTTCATTTGCTCATACATCAGGTTCATATGCCCCATAAAGTAACAGCAATAAATTAAAGCCGTTTTGATATAATCATGGAATCTTGCAACAAAGTCATCAAGAGATATTTCCATTTTATTATATTTCCAACGCAAATCGCAAATCTCTTTTTCAGCTGTTTCTAAGTTGTTTAATAGCGACTTAATATCTTGTACGGCAATATCTGCATCGTATATAAAATTTGATCTTTTACATGCATAGTATTCTTCCCAAAATCGCAATGCATTCTGCCTTAATCCATTTTGAAGATCCTTTACTGAATACATTGCATCTAACCATTCCCATCGTTTTTGATTATTTTCATCTTCAACATGTGCCAGTTCATGCTTTATCATTCGAATGAATTCATTTTTAGAATTCCGAGCTATGGTGATACTACTTTCATCTGTTATCTCTGTATTATTCTCGGTTAATTGGCCAATCAGGATTGTCAGAGGTATTTTTTTGTCAATAAAAATATGATATCCAATATCATCAGGTTTGCCTTCTCCTTCTTCGACACAGACAACTTGAGCATGCCCACCAGCTATTTTATTTCTTGTTGCAAATGTATTATGACCGACTGATTTCTGAAAAGCGAACAATTCATTTAGATAATCATTAGTAAAATGAATTGAGTTTAGCCCCTCAATATTAATTGGTGGATTATCCATTTCAAGAATCTGATCTATCAGGCTTTTCATTGATTCCGAAAGTGAAGGTATAAAATCGTCAAATTGACTCATTTCATCATCAAAGCTTTTTATCGTTACAACTATTTTCATATCTTATCACCCTATTCTGTATGCATGATTATGAAATTACTGTTTTACTTGTTTTTCCTTATAATGTTTTCTGCAAAGCGAGATATAACTCTCGTTGCCGCCGAGCTGTACCTGTTCGCCCACTGTGACCATCTCACCGTTCAGCAGCCTTGCATTGAAATGCGCCCGCTTGCCGCACCAGCATATCGTCCGTATCTGCTCAATATCGTCTGCAAGCTCCATAAGCCGCTGTGCGCCGGGAAACAAATGACTCTGGAAGTCCGTCCGCAGGCCGTAGCAGATAACGGTTATGCCGTAGGTATCGACAAGATCACTGAGCCTGTCAATGATCTCCGGTGCAAGGAACTGCACTTCGTCAACGATAATGCAGTCATAATGCTCACCGCTATAGTTTTCAAGAAACTCCTCTGCAAATTCACAGGGTTCCTCCAGTCCGATACGGGACTTTATAACTTTTGCGCCGTCCCTGTCCTCGCATCGCGGCTTCAGCAGTACGACCTTCTTATCGCGCTCATAGTAGTTATATCGCACCATCAGTGCATTGGCTGTCTTTGAACTGCCCATCGCACCGTATCTGAATATCAGTTTTGCCATTTATTTGCCCTCAGTCATACATATGGTGTTCCTGCTTGAACAGACCAATCTCTCTGTCAAACAAATTTTCCAGAATCTTATCCTCTCCGTCAGCCGGGAAGTCGGATGTCTCTGCAATGCCCAATACACGCCCCACGATCTGAATCGTATATCCATCATCCTTTTCAGAGTACGGAATCTTCGGATTCACAGAGAACAGCCTGTGGTCGGCGGAAAGCCGCTTGATGATCAGACCATCTGGTGTGTTGCAGACCACATCCTCTCCTGGATAAGCGTCCTCGCAGTATTCAATGTAGACACTGTCACCGTCGTGGTAGACTGGCAGCATACTGTCTCCGACAACACCGACCACAGCATCTGCAAGACGGTTCCTGTCGGTTTTCCTCATAAAGCAGTATGTCATTTCCTCATCGGAGTAGGGGGTACCGGAGCCAGCCGCTGCTCTTGTACAGGGTGTCTCGAACAGTGCAAAGGATGCTTTCATCAGTTCGTCCTTCGCTTTCAGCTCCTCATCAAGCATATGAAAAATCATTTTTTCGATGACCTTCTGCCCGACAGGACTGATGAGGCGGTATTCCCGCAGCATCTTCAGCTCCTGCTGTGTCACCGCAGTTGTCGCAATGCCGTAAAGGTCATCCAGCGACATACCGAGAATTTTACACAATTCAACGATCGTGTCATGATCTGGCTTGTATCCGTCATTTTCCCACTTCACGACCGTATTGCGGCTGACATGAACGATATCAGCAAGTTCTGCCTGTGAGAGCCCTGCCTTTGCTCTGAATGCCTTGATCGCAGGCCCGAATCTGACAGATTCAGCAGTACGCTCATCAGAAGCCTTCCCGATGACAGAATCAGTCATATGAAGCTGCGCATTTGTTGTCAGCCCCGCATTTGCCGCTTTCTGGGGAACGGCATTCGCTCCGGCTCGTGTCACTTTACTTGTTGTTCGTTTGACCTTCTTATCATCGGTACTCATAACAACATCCTCCGTTCAAATGATAGCACCGCTGTGATCTCATGCCAAGCGGCCGTATTCGTTTCTCAATAAAAGCTGCCTTCATGCATCGCATAGGTATACTTATCCTGTAGGCAGAATACTCTTTGGCTATATTATAGCACACAATATCTTTTCTGTCAATAGCTGAAAAGAAAATAAAATGTTTGCAAAACCTCTTGACAGGAGCTGCACTGTGGTGTATAATGGAGAGTAAACAGACAAGCGAACGTTTGTGCTGTATGAATGCGGCAGCTTGGTCAGGCTTAATGACTTATACAGATATCCGCACTTCGTAAGCCTTATGTTTGCAGCCCCGCCTTCGCCAGAGGTATTTACTGCTGTTAAAACTACAGATGTGCAGAACAAGAGAATGTATCGGGAGACACAGGATCATAACAGTAAACAGGGGGAATATATGAGATCAAGTGATTATTACTGGTTCGAGAACTTGGACGGAAGGACGGATGACTATCGGTATCCGGATATACTGGATATCATCGAGCAGGAAGAAAAGGCAAAACAGAAGCGCAAACGCAGCTCGAAGCAAAAGCCGCGCATGAACAGAGAAAACATCCGCATCAGAATGGCGATCGGAATGTACGTCACAAGGGAGGAATTTGATTATTACCGCCGTACCTGTACACCGCAAGAACGCGAAGAGCTTGAATGCTTTTATGCGCTCCATAGCGGCATGAGCGGTTTCGGCATTGCAGGGCTTTACACACCGCCCAGCAGAGGGCTGAATCTCGGTTACAGTGAGGGATATACCTCGACCGTAGTGGAGATGAACGGCAGACGTTCACTTGTGATGATGCCAACATCTACACCGGATATCAATATTGAAGCAGACAGCACCCGCAGAGTCCATACAGTCTTGGATGTGCTGCAGAATAACCTGCATGAGGACTTCGGAGAAGCGCTCCGGTACCTGACAGACACCTGTCCTTCGGATATTGTAAACGCACTCGATATCACAGATGCCGTTCTTGTCAGCTACGATGGCTGCTGCGTGAAGCGTGTGGAAAGCTCGTGGGAACAGAGACTGGACAACTTCATCGTGGATGTGATCGTCAGCGGTGATTTTACGCTGAAAGTACCGATGGCGCAGGGCGGCGGTGAACAAACGCTGTATGTGTATCGGGATTCTCACAGGACAATCGATTATCGTTTTCGATACACCTTCGATCTTTACGGGAGGAACGGTCAGAAGACCTGCAGCGGGCCGATACTGGCACCCGTTCAGTATTTTCCGGAGGACGCGATCACGCGGCAGCAGACATGGCCGACCAACAAGATACTCAGGCCGAATATTTCATACAGGGATTTTCCGGCACTTGCTGCAAAAATGCTGAAGGATATTTATCCCGAAGCACTGAAAGCACCGACTAAAATTGACGGTGAGGTTCTGGTGCAGAGACTGAGCAGATGGCTGAAAAAGCGATACAGCCGCATGAAGCTGCGTCTGCGCAAGGAGCATCTTGGAAAAGGAGAGGGTATAAAGGGCCGCATCATCTTTTCGGATATGGAAATACCGGACAGCAGCGGCGATCTTCTCAAATGCAAGGCCGGAGATATCATCATCAATCTGGATGAGATGCTGCGGCCTTCAGATGTTTTGGCAACCATCATTCACGAGTGTGTCCATGTGTATGTGGATCTGCCGTTCTTTATGCTGCAGCTGATGGCGGGCGTACCGAGTTACAATTTCATCGACAGAACGAGCAGTTGGCTGAGAAAAGAACAGGACGTTCAGTATGATGGAATGGAACTGATCGCTGAAATGGAAAAGCAGGACGAGAAGCTCACTGCATATGTGATGATGGAGGAAGGAACTTTCTGCAATGAGTGTGAGCGCATGTTTGAACGCACCGGGAATGACAGATCACCCCGCGCACTCATGTGGATGCTCGGTATCCTGACCAAAATATACGGTGCCTCCATGCAGATGACGAAGATTCGCATGAAGGAGATCGGAATCACCGAGGTTGAGGGAATCTGGAACTTCATCGGCAATAAGGAGCGGGTGCCGGATCATGCTGCCAGCGGCGTATGGTACAGCAATGTGATATACACGATCGACAGGCAGGATGCGATCGCACTCATCAGCTCCTCAGAGCGATTTGCAAGCGTGCTGCTCAGCGGCAGATATGTCTATCTGGAGGGACACTACGTTCTCAACGATTCCCGCTATATTGAAACCGCACCCAATGGGATGCAGCGGCTGACAGAATATGCCCATGCACACATTGATGAATGCTGTCTGGCGTTCAGACCGAAACGCAGGAAGATCACATTCCAATACGCAGGCGGTTCTGCGGCGCGTACCAAGAAAAACGGCAACGGAAAATATAATACAGTGGAGCTTGTCAGTGAACCCGGAGAGGAAGGCTATCAGGCTGAAAACAACGCATTTTCTGAAAGTGCGGCACGTTGGGGCGCACTGGCAGGCGCACTTCACGGCACGTTCCATGACGCACTTCAGATGGTGCTCGATGAACTGGGTGTTTCTCAGACAACACTGGCATCCCACATGGGCGTATCGCGGCAGGCGTTTCAGAAATGGCTGAAAAGGGAGATCATGCTGAAGCGTCATGTTGTCGGTATCTGTATCAGCCTGAAACTGGATATCGGCGTCAGCCTTCGCCTGATCGAGCTGGCAGGACTGCATCTCAGCTATTACGGTGCAGACCCGATCTATCTGCATCTGCTGAGCGACAGAAATATGACGATCGAGCGCGGCAACGATATCCTTACGGAGCAGGGCTTCAAAAAACTGAATGACGGCAGACAGTTTGAACTGGATATGCTCGACTTCGATTCACAGACACAGAGCCAGCTAAGAAGAAGGTACGGAATAGAGGAAGAATGATAATAATGATGACCGGCGGTTATATGACCGCTGGTCTTTTTTATGCCCTTCTGCGGTTGAGATGCGGAAAAACGGATCGTTTCCATTGTGCAAAATGACGATTTGAAAATTTTATTGCACGATTCTGCAACCTGTTTGGTTGTCAGAATAAAAATACAACAGAAATATCACTGACGTAAAATCGGCATTTTCGCAATGAATGTGTCCACCTGACATGGACACTTTTCGATGATTTTCAAAAAAGCACGCAGAATCGCCGTTTTATTCGGCAACCCCGTTGATTGGCTTACAGGCCGGAAAATATATGTTAAACTATAATTGTAGGGGGGACAAACTCCCGAACACAATAGAGCAGGGCGTTCATCGGAAACGTCATAGATTCGATGATTTCCGGGAACCGGCTTGAAAGCGGATCCACAATGGTTACCGCTATGTCAAGTTCCGGAAAGCGGATTTGTGCAACTTTTTCGGAGGTTGCCGAATGAATACCTTGCTGAACACCTCGCTGCCGGATGCATACGGTAGGCGGGCGTTCATACAGCAAAAGTCTCTAGGCCATAGCTATACCCTGTGGACGGCAGATCAAGCTGTATGTTCTCCCTCTGTATGCATCCGGCTATTTTTATGCCGAAGCATAGAAAAATCACATTTGTTAGTCAAGGCGCGCATTGGCGGACAGATGCTCATAACGGAAAATCATGCCTGCGGTCAGTATTGACCGAAACAGGTATCATGAAAGAATTTCCGTGTGGACATCGTCTGCCTGCGTGCCTTTTACGCAGTAGGAGCATTTGCCGCGAGTGCGTTCCTTGCAGAAAGGAACGACTATGAATACGATCACTGTAACAGATAGAACTACCCTCGGAGAACTGCTCACCATTCTCAATCTTGCTGAAAAGTCCGGCAAGACACCTACCCCGAAAGAGCTGTTTGAGACCGCCGGTGAACCGATTGCAGAAACAAACGACTGCACACTGTTCAGCAACGGCTTTGCAATCTACCAGAATATCACCGGACGCACCGTTGTGTGGCTGCCGTACTGCAAAAACTTCACTTTCTATTTTAATAAGCTGAGGGATTCAGAAAAGGAAAGCTTCAGAGAGTCCTACGAACTGCCGGACGGCTTTCTCGCCACACAGCCGTGGATCCTTGCAGTGACGTTGATTGGCGACCACCGCATTGAGGCAAACAGCATGAACCGCACCGGCAGCCGCAAGGATACTACAGATTATGACAGCGCCGACAACGGGGATAAGGACGGCGATATGGAACTGGCAGTGGCAGACCCTTTCCGTAGAGCCTTCAACTGGTACGACGGACGCATTGGCGAGAATCCGCAGGATGCTGTGGAGCGCCGTGAGACCAGAGAAGAGATGCTTGCGGATATGACAGAGAAGCAGCGCGAGGTGTTTATCCTGTACTACCGTGACTGCATGACACAGGATGAGATCGCCGAAATGCTGGGCATCGCAAAGATGTCGGTCAACGAGAGACTGCGTTATGCACTGGCAAAGGCAAAAAAATTTTTCTGAGACCCCTTACAAATCGCTTCTCCCACGACAGTATATGAGAGGCCATGATGCTCCTCACGATAATACATTGGCCGCAAGGCCGCACAGAAAGGAAAAGTATATGGAAAACAAAACCCCGAAGAACCGCTACAACGGCGGTGCCGCACCCGATCCCGGCAAGTCCGCAGGTAAACCGGATGCCCTGAAGCTGCTTGAAACGGCAATGGACAAGCGTGCCGGAGACATCGCACAGACCGCAACAGATATGTTCCGCTTCATGTCGATGGCATCGGCTATGCTCCCGAATATGGAACTGGATGTCGGTGTGTTCCGCCTGAAAATTGATGACGAGGGCGTCTTCTTCGAGATCCGCTACCCGGACGATTTTAGGAAGAAGCTCCGCAGGGACAGCGGTGTCATCGCGAAGATGCCTGAAAATGATGATGACGAGGAGGGACTGATCTATGACGGAGACTAAAAAGAACAAGCTGCCGGAGCCTATCCCGGTAGACGCAAAGAAGCTGATCGACGGGCTCGGCACGATCTTCGGCGGTGTTATCCAGCTTCTGAATTCAATGGAGCCGGGCATGGCACAGCAGCTTGCAGATATGGCCATCAACGGTGTGCCGAAGGAGACAGCTCCGGAGACTATCAACCCGGATGAATTTGAAGAGATCCTTTCCGCTGATGATCTGCCGTGGGACACCGAGCCGGAGGAAAAGCCGAAAGAGCAGCCGAAAAAGAAAGCCCCTGCAAAGAAACAGGAGCCTGCATCGGAGCTGACCGCCGATGACCTTATTAAGGTTGTGACCGGCAAGATCAAGCAGAACAGAGCCAACAAGGACAAGGTTCTCGCCCTGCTGAAATCGTATGGTGCAGCGAAGGTCAGCGATATTCCGCAGGACAAGTACGAGGCATTTCTCACCGATGTGTCCCAGCTCTGACCGGAGGTGATCGGATGCCGGATGTACACGCGCTTCTGAGCGCATCCAGTTCCAAGCAGTGGCTGCACTGTCCGCCTTCCGTTCGCCTGCAGGAGAGCTTTCCGAATGAAAGCTCTGTCTATGCCGAAGAAGGTACATTCGCCCATGAGATCTGTGAGTACAAGGTTCGAAAGTATCTGCATGAGCGCGTGAAACGCCCGCAGTCCGAGGAGTTCGACACTGAGGAAATTGAGCAGATTACCGACGTGTATGCCGAATTCGTCATTTCCATCATTGAGCAGATGCGGGAAAATGACTGTGAACCTCTTGCTTTTGTAGAAGAGCGTGTCGATTACAGTCATATCGCACCCTCCGGCTTCGGCACCGCGGATATGCTTATCATCGGCAAGGATGCTGATGGCAGAGGTCTGCTTCATGTATGTGATTTCAAGACGGGCAAGGGCGTGTTCGTGGACGCAGGCCACAACAGCCAGATGATGCTGTACGCGATTGGGGCTTTAGCCGCTTACGGCTTTTTGTATGATATCGAAATCGTTCGTATGAGCATCATCCAGCCCCGTCTTGATAATATCAGCACATTTGAATGCAGCAGGCAGGAACTTGAGGACTGGGGCGAGAGCATCAAACCGACCGCTCTGCTTGCTTTCGAGGGAAAGGGCGAACAGCACCCGGGTGACTGGTGCCGCTTCTGCCGTGCAAAGCCGGTATGCAAAGCCTGTGCCGATGAAGCACTGGCGCTCTGCCGGGAGGATTTCCTCGACCTTGATGCTGGGGCTTTTGATGATACCGCAGAGGAATCTGATATGACCGCGCCCTATGAAGCGGATACAAATACAGCCGTATTCAAGCAGCCGGGCCTGATCCCTATAGCAGAACTGGCGGAGATACTGCCGACGCTGAACAGGATATCCTCGTGGATAGAGGCGGTATTTGCATTCGTCTCCTCCGAGGCGATCAATCACGGCGTACCCATTCCCGGCTATAAGGTGGTCGAAGGCAGAAGTAAACGTGTTTTCACGGACACCAAGGCGGTGGTCGATACTGCTGTGCAGAACGGCTACACCGACCTTTACAAGCAGACGCTCATCACGCTGACGGAATTTGAAAAGATGATGGGCAAGAAAAAGTTCAATGAGCTGCTCGGTGAATATGTCGCCAAGCCGCCCGGAAAACCGGCTCTCGTACCGGAAAGTGACCCAAGAGAGCCGGTCGATCTCACATCCACTCCGGATCAGGAGTTTTCAGTACTGCCTGACGAGAAATAAAACTACATTTTCAGGAGGATAAAATAATGGCTAAAAACAATACAGCACCCGCAACGAAGGTCATCGTGCCCTGCCGCATCTCTTTTGCAAACATCTGGGAGCCCAAGAGCATCAACGGCAGCGATGAGAAGTATTCCGTCTCCCTGCTCATTCCGAAGGATGACAAGGCGACCCTTGCTAAGATCAAGAAGGCGATCGAAGCAGCGAAGGAAGCTGCCAAGGAGAAGAAGTGGAGCGGAAAGATCCCCGCAAACCTTAAGCTGCCCATGCACGACGGCGATATCGACCGTCCCGACGATGAGAACTATGCAGGTCATTTCTTCTTCAATGCGACCAGCAAGGACGCGCCGCAGATCGTCGACCGCCATGTGCAGCCCATCCTCGACCCGATGGAATGCGGCAGCGGCGACTACTGCAATGTGTCTGTCAACTTCTACGGCTTTGCTGCTTCCGGCAACAAGGGTATTGCGGCAGGACTCCAGAACATTCAGCTTGTCCGTCACGGTGAACGTCTTGCCGGCAGACCGACGGCGGCATCCGACTTTGTGGAGGTCGAGGGCGACGATGCCGATGAGCTTGACGATGACGATATGGATTTTCTGAACTAAGATAAGGGAGGCGCGTCCTCCCTTTTACATACACAAAGGTGGTGATCATTATTGAGCAGACGTGTACTTTCCATCGACCTTGAAACCTATTCGGATGTTGACCTCCCGAACTGCGGTGTGTACCGCTATGTCGAGGGAGATTTCCATATCCTACTGTTCGCATACGCCTTTGACGACGAAGAGACAAAATGCGTGGATATGGCCTGCGGGGAGCAGCTTCCGGCAGAGATTATGGATGCGCTGCAGGATGACAGTATTATCAAATCGGCATGGAACGCACAGTTTGAGCGCACCTGCCTGTCAAAATATCTCGGCATTAGGCTTTCCACGGATGCGTGGCAATGCACGATGGTCTGGGCGGCATCGCTGTCCCTGCCGCTGAAGCTGGCAACGGCTGCACAGGCACTGAAAACTGCACAGCAGAAGGACGCCGTCGGTGAGCGACTTATTCGTTATTTCTCTCTGCCCTGTAAGCCCACCAAAGCAAACGGCGGCAGAACAAGGAATCTGCCTGAGCACGCCCCAGAGGACTGGAAGCTGTTCAAAAGCTACTGCATACAGGACGTGGAGACCGAGCGGGATATCCGCCGCAGGCTTGAAAAGTTCCCCCTGCTCCCGCAGGAATGGGACTACTACCACATGGATCAGCGGATCAATGACCGCGGTATCCTGATCGACAAGGAACTGGTACAGCAGGCGATCATCTGCAATATGGCGATGTCCGAAGAAATGACCAAACGTGCCTATGCTCTCACAGGACTTGAAAATCCGAATTCTGTATCTCAGCTGAAGGGCTGGCTGGAGGAGCGCGGCATTGAGGTCGATTCCCTCGGTAAAAAGAATGTCGCTTCTCTTATCACAGACCTTGACAAACATAGTGCTGACGGCGAGGCTCTGGATATGATGAAGCTGCGTTTGCAGATGGCAAAGTCCTCTGTGAAAAAGTATCAGGCGGCAGAGAGATACATCTGTCAGGACGGCAGAGCGCACGGACTGTTTCAGTTCTCCGGTGCGAACCGTACACAGCGCTGGGCAGGACGCGGGATCCAATTGCAGAATCTTCCGCAGAACCACATCTCTACGCTTGATGAGGCAAGAGAACTGGTCAAAATGGGTTGTTTTGATATGATCGAAGCATTGTACGGCAATACGCCGGATATCCTGTCACAGCTTATCCGCACGATGCTGATCCCGAAAGAAGGCTGTGAGTTTATCGTTGCAGACTTCTCAGCTATCGAGGCTCGTGTGCTGGCATGGCTTGCCGGAGAGCAATGGCGGTTGGATGCATTTCAGCGCGGTGAAGATATCTACTGTGCTTCCGCTTCGCAGATGTTCGGCGTTCCGGTCGTGAAGCACGGTATCAACGGTGAACTGCGGCAGAAAGGCAAGGTCGCAGAACTGGCCTGCGGTTACGGTGGCGGTGCCGGTGCGCTGATCTCTATGGGCGCACTGGATATGGGACTGAAAGAGGATGAACTGCCCGACATCATTTCAAGCTGGCGCGATGCAAATCCGGAGATCGTAAAGTTCTGGTATGCCGTGGAAAAAGCGGCAATCGAAACAGTAAAGGACCATACGGACAGAACAGTTGGCAGGATCGGTTTTCAGTTCTCTGCAAATACACTGTGGATCGTGCTGCCGTCAGGTCGCAGGCTTGCCTACATCAAACCAAAGCTGCAGCCGAACCGCTTCGGGCGCATGGCACTGACCTTTGAAGGGCTCGGCGCAAACAACAAATGGACACGCGGCGAGACCTACAGCGGGAAGCTGACAGAGAACATCACACAGGCGACCGCCCGTGACCTGCTTGCCGAGGCAATGCGGCGCATGGAGCTTACAGGGCTCGGCATTGTCGGCCATGTACACGATGAAGTCATTCTCGAAGTGCCGAAAGGACAATACACTGTCGATGATGTGTGCAATATCATGAACCGAAATCCTGCATGGGCGGACGGCCTTCCGCTGTCCTCTGCCGGATATACAGGCAATTATTATTTCAAAGACTAGGAGGATTTTTCTATGAAACAGGGACGAGCATTACCGGAGGTGCTGACAGAGCTTCAGCGTCAGAATGCGGCAAAGCAGGACTATATCGGTGCGGCGGAGGCATTCCGTCTGGACGAGGACGGCAGCACATTCCGCATCGGGGATGATCACAGCTTCGGCACAACACAGCTTTTCCATCGTCAGGTGGCATCGGCACTCGGTATCCCCGCGAGATATTATGATATGATGCAGAAACAGAAGCCGGAGCTTCTGGCAGATAACGTGAACGCATGGTTCTCCGACAAGGACAACAGCTACATGGTCAGAACGCTTGACTATGGTAGCGGACAGGTCGCAAGAGCTTTATTATCTGACCGCTATCGCCGTATCGATAACTTGGAGATCGCATCGGCGGTGCTGCCACTGTTTGCAGGGTGGGACGGCATGGAGGTCATGAGCTGCGAGGTTACCGAGAACAAGCTGTATCTGAAGATCGTCAATCATCGCCTTGAAATGGCTTGTGTCGGAGACAGAGTTCAGGCAGGTGTTATCATTTCCAATTCCGAGGTCGGGCTCGGCGCTGTTTCCGTGCAGCCCCTTGTCTATACGCTTGCCTGCACCAACGGCATGGTGGTCAACAGTATGGGCGAACGCCGTACCCATGTGGGCAGAGCTGCGAAGGCGCTGGAAGACAGCTTCAATATCTATACAGATGAAACGCTCGAAGCAGAAGATCATGCCTTTATGCTGAAGCTCCGTGACACAACGCTTGCTGCAATCGAAGAAGCAAGGTTTTCTCAGATCGTCGGTGTATTGGAGCAGAGTCACGGTGCAAAGATCACCGGCAGAGTTCAGGATGTCATCGAGCTGACCGGCAAGGCATATGACCTCAATCAGCCGGAACAGGACAGCATTCTGAACTATCTCATCAAGGGCGGCGATCTCTCCCTCTATGGTCTGAGCAATGCCATCACGCGGGCTTCGCAGGATGTAGAGTCCTACGACAGAGCCACTGCGCTGGAAGGCATCGGCTGGCAAGTGGCAACCATGCCGAAAACACAGTGGAAGGAGATCAACGCATGAGCAGAACATGGAAAGACAGAAAAGGATATAAAACACGCAGAAAACGCCGCGGATATCCTGTGCCGGAGATCTGTAATTACACCCGCGGCGGCTATGACGATTACGACCACAGTGACGAGGAACTGTATGTAGACGACCAGTGCTGTGAGAACTGCCGCTTCTATGGAAACTGCTGTCATACGCCGTTCCCGTCCGGTTGGTGCGAATACTGGAAGGACGGCAGATATTGAGAGAATATGTTGTTGAGAACGAGTTTGTCAAGGCAGTCAAGGCAGCCGGCGGTGTGGCATATAAGCTGACATCGCAGACAGCGAACGGGCTGCCGGACAGACTCGTTCTGTTCTTTCCTGCAAAGACAGTGTTTGTCGAGCTGAAAGCTCCGGGCAAGATGATGCGCCCACTGCAGAGAAAAAGACGGTATCAGCTGATGAAACTGGGCTTTCCGGTTCTCTGCATTGACAAGCTACATCAGATCAAACCGTGCATTGATGCAATATTGGCATGGAAGCCCGGTGAACCGTTTCCGGAGGGTATTGGAGCAAAGATACCTGATCTGGAAGTCACAATGCTTCCGTCTGAAATGGATGATTTCGGTGAAACGCTTGAACCGATCAATCCCGATGAGCTGGCAGGATTCTATGAATTGGAGGAGGATGATACCGGATGAAATATACACCGCACGATTACCAGAAATACTGCATCGAATATATCCGGGAGCATCCTGTTTCGGCATTATTCCTGGACATGGGACTCGGCAAGACGATCATCACGCTGACAGCCCTCAACGCCCTGATGTTTGACGAGCTAAAAGTGAACAAAGTGCTTGTGATCGCACCCCTTAGAGTAGCCCGTGACACATGGCCTGCCGAAGTGAAAAAGTGGGATCATTTGCAGAATCTTGAAATATCTGTCATTGTCGGCAGCGTCAAGGAGCGTACCGCAGCAGTCAATCATAATGCTTTTATTTACATCGTGAATCGTGAGAATGTGAAATGGCTCGTGGAGTATTACGAGAAAAACGGCCTGCGCTGGGATTTTGACATGATCGTCATTGACGAGCTGAGTTCCTTCAAGAACTATCAGTCACAGCGTTTCAAATGGCTGCGGAAGGTGCGCCCTTTCGTGAAACGCTGGGTCGGCCTGACAGGAACGCCGACTTCAAACGGTCTCATGGACTTATGGGCGGAGATCGGCATCCTTGACGGTGGCGAACGGCTCGGGCGGTTTATCGGCAGATTCCGTGAAAGCTACTTCAAGCCCGGCAGCATGAATCCGAGTACGGGTGTGGTATTCTCATATACACCCCGTCCCGGTGCAGAAGAGCAGATATATCAGAAAATCTCGGATATTACAATTTCCATGAAAGCCCTTGACTACTTGGATATGCCGGAGTGCGTGTATGTCAACCATGAGGTCGAGATGAATGCGGTGGAGCGAAAGCTTTATGATCAGTTGAAACACGACCTTATCATTCCGCTTGAAGACGGAGATATTGATGCCGCCAATGCTGCGAGCCTTAGTAATAAGCTGCTTCAGATGGCGAACGGTGCTGTCTATGACGAAAACAAGGAAGTGCGTACCATTCACAGCCGAAAGCTGGAGATGCTGGAAGACCTGATCGAAGCGGCAAACGGACAGCCTGTGCTGATCGGATACTGGTTCAAGCATGACCGCACCCGTATCATGGAGCATCTGACCGCTTGTGGCTATGCTCCGAGGGATATCAAGGATTCATCTGACATCACTGACTGGAACGCCGGAAAGATTGCTGTTGCTCTCATACATCCGGCTTCGGCAGGACACGGACTGAATATTCAGTCCGGCGGTCACATTATGATATGGTTCGGGCTGACATGGAGTCTGGAACTGTATCAGCAAACAAATGCCCGCCTTTGGAGACAAGGACAGCAGCACACTGTCACGATCCATCATATCGTAACAAAAGACACTGTCGATGAAGATGTGCTTGCTGCTCTCGCCAATAAGGATGTAACACAGGAGAAACTGATCGCCGCAGTCAAGGCAAGATTGTAACAATATACAGACTGTATGATCTTCTGTCATTTGACGACAGAAGGACGGCAAAGCGGCGACAATTCGGTTACGCCGCAGACCACGGAGGTGAAAACTATGGCGCGTAAGAACAAACGCCTGAAAACAGAATACCACAGAGGGCTCGGTTTCGATCCGAGAAAATATATCACTGCGCCGGTGCAGCATCACACAGCTGAACACAAACCGCAGCGCGGCGACATCTGGTTTGCGGATCTCGGCAGTCATCCGGATTCCAGCGTGCAGGGCGGCATTCGTCCTGTGATCATTCTCTCGAATGATATGGGCAATGCGCACGCCGACACGGTCAATATCATTCCCATGACGCGGCACTTGAAAAAGCCGGAGCTGCCGTGCCATACGCATCTGTTCCCCGACAGTATTTCCGATATTCATCAGCATCTGGATCCGTCCATGATCCTTGCGGAGCAGCTTACGACTGTCAGCAAGCATGCGCTCCGCAGCTATGCAGGGCATATCTCGGATGCCGATGCGATGAACCGTATTGAAACCGCTGTCATTGCACAGCTTTTCCTTGAAAGGAGACATCCCGAATGCCTGTAAATTTTGTAAATATCCCGGATGCACTGAAACACAATGCATCCTTCTGCGTATGGAAGCTTGAGAAGCGCAGTGGCAGACCGACTAAGGTGCCGTACAACCCGAAGACCGGAGCAATGGCAAAGACCAACGATCCGTCCACCTTCGCCGACTTCAAGACCGCTATGAAGGCATATGCGATCGGTGGCTGGGACGGCATCGGTTATCGTGTCAGCGAGGGCATCGGTGCCATTGATATTGACCACTGTATCCGTGAGGACGGAAGCCTGAACGATGTGGCGGCTTCCATTCTCGGTATCTTCTCAACTGCTTATTTTGAACGTTCTCCCTCCGGCACGGGACTGCGCGGCTTTTTCAAGCTCTCTCCTGACTTTGCTTATGACAAGACCGTGTACTACATCAACAACCGCAAGCACGGTCTGGAGGTCTATCTGCCGGGAACGACTAACCGCTTTGTCACTGTGACCGGAGATATGTTCCGGGAAGGAACTGTAGAACGTGACGATGATGCGCTCAAAACGGCTCTTGATACGTTCATGAAGCGCAGCACCCGCGCCGCATCCGCTTTCAAAGGCAATCCTGTGTCATATTTCACGGATGAACAGGTCATTAAACACGCATCGGAATCCAAATCCGGTGATAAGTTCAAGGCTCTCTATGACGGCAGATGGGAGGAAGGATACGACTCTCAGTCAGATGCAGACATGGCGTTTGTGTCTATGCTCTGCTTTTGGTGCGGCTGCGTAGAAGAACAAATCGACCGTATCTTCCGCAGCAGCGGCTTGATGCGTGACAAATGGGACAGACGAACCGGCGATGCAACCTATGGCGAGATCACGATCCGGAACGCTGTATCCTCATGCTCTGAGATCTATCGTCCTGTTAGCGGCTTGCCTGATGAGGACGATGTTCTTCTCGACTTTACAGATCTCGATGCAAGCACGATTCAGGAAGAGCGTGATCGCAGGGAGCGAGAGGGATACACCTTTACACCTGATTACCGTTTTCTCTCTACAACGGTCGATGAGCTTTCACCGCATACCAATCCCCGCTATGAATCCTTCCAGATCGGCAATGGCAGAATGTTTGTGGATTTCTTCCGCAGCATTATCCTGATGAACGATACAAGAGGCCGTTGGTATATTTATGACGGCCGTGTCTGGCGTCCCGATCAGCATGACATCAAGATTGCTGAAATGGCAAAAGACTTCCGTGATACGCTGCTTGCTTTCGTTCCAAGAATTATATCGGAGGATACCAGAAAACGATTCCTTGAACGTGTGCAGAAACTGGATCAGCGTAAATACCGTGACCTCATGGTAAAGGACGCCGCTTCCGATCCGGCAGTCACAGTTGATATGTCTGCCTTTGATCGTGACAAATTTCTCTTTAACTGCCACAACGGAACGATCAATCTTCTCACCGGCGAGTTCAAAGCACATGATCCGGCAGATATGCTCACAAAGATGACCGAAGTTGACTATGTGCCGGATGCCGTCTGTGACCGATGGCTGTCTTTTATGGACGAGGTCATGGAGGGCGACAAGGGAAGAATCAGGTATCTTCAGAAAGCAATCGGCTATGCAATGTCGGGTGACACAAGACTTGAATGTATGTTCATTCTCTACGGTGCTACTTCCCGTAACGGCAAGGGTACCACAATGGAAACCATTCTCCGCATTCTCGGTGAGTACGGCAGAACGGCAAAGCCGGATATGCTCAGTAAGAAAGGCTTTGCGGATTCCTCCGGGCCGTCCGAGGATGTGGCGCGTCTGAACGGCGCAAGAATGGTCAATGTCTCTGAGCCGGAAAAGTCCATGCAGATCGATGCATCCCTTACCAAGCAGATGACCGGTAACAATATCCTGACCGCCCGTTTCCTGCGTGAGAATTCCTTCGAGTTCAAACCGCAGTTCAAGCTGTTTATTGATACCAACCATCTGCCGCAGATCTCGGATATGACGCTGTTTGAATCTGACCGTATCAAGATAATCCCGTTCAACCGCCACTTCACCGCTGAAGAACGTGACATCGACCTAAAGTCGTTCTTTGCCAGAAGCGAAAATTTATCCGGTATACTGAACTGGTGTCTTGAGGGCTTTCGTCTGTATATGACAGAAGGTCTGGATATGCCTGACTCTGTTGAGAATGCAACAAAGGAATATCGTCAGCAGTCTGATCGTATTATGATGTTCACTTCTCAATGTGTGAAGAAGGAAATCGGGCAGGAACTGAGAGCGCAGGCAGTTTATAGCCGTTACAAGGACTGGTGCGCCGAAAACGGCTTCAAGTACGAAAACGCTGCCAATTTCCGCAAAAAGATGGAACAGGCCGGCTTTGTGTATCAGCGCAGGAGACCCAGAGATGAAGAAGGTGCCTGCACTACCACTATGGTCAATGATATCATATGGGTTGTCGGCGAAGAACCGGAAGATGACTTCGTACCCATCAGTGAAACAGAGTAAAAGGTGTGATGTGCTGTAAATATATGCGTTTTGTCCGCATTTACGTTGCTTACGCCTATTCGTGTTGCTGGTGTTGCAGATAGAATCGGTTACTCTATATATGTTTATTGTGTATTTATTATTATAATAGAAAACTACTGCAACATTAGCAACATATATATTACACTTTAAGACTTTAAGAGAATAAGATCTTTGCGAAAACGGCCGTTGACAGCTTTTGTGTATTGCAAAGCACGGGGTACAGATCCGTGAGAGACAGACCCAAAAATAGAATTCAGGAGGAAAAGACTATGCAAACATCACGAGTATTTCTGGGAGCTATGGAAAACAAGGAATGTGGCAGAACCATCGATATGATGATCAACGATGCACTTGCCGAAATGCCCGGTATGAGACTGACACAAACAACCGTGCTTGATGTATCCGGCGATTTTTGTACGCTCTTGTGCGTATTTGAGAAAAATGATCAGGAGGAAAAATAAAATGAGAATTATTACTTCAGAACAGGTATCCGCAGGACACCCCGACAAGATCTGTGACCAGATCTCAGATGCCATCGTGACTGACTGCTTGCAGCATGACCGCAGCAGCCGTGTTGCGATTGAGTGTCTTTTCAAGAACCGCTGTCTTGTCATCGCCGGTGAGCTGACAAGCACTCACGAGCCGGATTACGAAAAGCTCGTGCAGGATGTGTTCGACCGCATCAACAACGGTGGCGCGGAGAACAGCGATGCCGGACTGGACTACAAGCTGGACTTCTCCGCCGATGAACTGGACATTGCGATTCTGGTCGATCACCAGAGCAGTGACATTGCCCTCGGTGTGAATATCGGCGGCGCAGGCGATCAGGGTATGATGTACGGCTATGCGACCAATGAAACGCCGGAACTGCTCCCGATCCCGTATGTGATCGCAACCAGATTTCTGGTATTGCTGAAAGCGTACCCCTGCCGTATGCTGAAAGCCGATGCCAAGGCGCAGGTCAGCTTCGACTACGACAGCGGAAGGATCACGACCTTCCTCTGTTCGGTACAGCATATCCGCGATGTGGATGTTGAGGATTTCAGACCGATCATTGAAAAGCTAATGGTGAGAACAGCGACAGAGTACGGACTGAATACTGACTTTGAGAAACTGATCAATCCGACCGGCAGATTCGTTCTCGGCAGCTCTTTTGCAGACTGCGGTGTGACCGGACGCAAACTCGCCTGCGATACCTACGGCGGCATCGGACACATCGGCGGCGGTGCGATGTCCGGCAAGGATCCGTCCAAGGTTGACCGCAGCGGTGCGTATGCAGCGAGAAAAATTGCACGGGATATCGTCAGCGCCGGATATGCGGATAAAGCAGAGGTGCAGATCGCATATGCCATCGGTGTGGCCGAGCCTGTGTCCGTGTATGTGGAGACCTTCGGAACAGAGCATCAGGATGCGGAGTTTATCAACCAGTACGTCCGTGAGAACTACGACCTCACACCGAGAGGCATCATCGAAACTCTCGGTCTGTTGGATGTGGATTACAACAAGGTTTCTGCCTACGGGCACTTCGGAAAGCAGGGGCTTCCGTGGGAGAAATAAAAAAACTCAAAAATATTTTTATTGCACCCCTTACAAATCGCCTCTCCCACGACAGTATATGAGGGGCGTTGTTCAGACCGGTCACAAACCTACGATCAACCAAGCGGGACTGACCGCCCCTATCACAATGAAAATAACTGCTCCGGAGAAGGGAGGCAGAGATCATGCCAAGCAGACCGAACACACCGTGCCGGCATCCCGGCTGTGCAGCGCTCGTTCTCTACGGTACGAAGTACTGTGACAAGCACCGAGCCCTCCACCCGGAGGAAACACGCTCCGCAGGCAGCCGAGGCTATGGAACGGCATGGAACAGAGCCCGCAAGCGTTACCTTGAGACACATCCGCTGTGTGTGGAGTGCATGAAGCAAGGCCGCTACGTCAAGGCGACCGATGTGGATCACATCAAACCGCACCGAGGAGACAGCGTTCTCTTCTGGGATCAGAGCAACTGGCAGAGCCTCTGTCACCGACACCACAGTATCAAGACACGGAATGAGGATCACACCCCTGAGTACAAGTATTGACTGCGACTCAGGGGGGAATCTACGGGGCGGGGCCGGGGACTGGGGGCTGCCCCGGGGGGCGGGTCGGAATCTCTGCGGGATACCGAACAGAAGACCGTCGGCCCCTCTCGTGTGAAAAAACGCGAAATTGCAGGGCCCCCGGTCTATTGGGACCCAGATAGTGCCAGATTACAAACGACAATAAGTCACGGGAAACGCTGCGGAAATCTTGTAATTCCGTGCTTCCCTGATTTTTGCCGTATCAAACTGCGGCAGCGGTATACATACGGTGTTTCGTTAAAAAGCGGATAGGAAAACGGCGGTTTTTCACGCAAAACAAGGTGAAAACAGCACGTTTTTATCACCAAACCGCATTTTGATCATGCGGTCTTGGCGGAGCCCGTGTGGATATCGTAAACTGCGAAACGACGGCGATTCCGAGGTGATAACATATGACGGAAACGCAGAAAGAACAGATCAGGGCAATGCGGATGCATGGCATCGGTTACAGGCTGATCGCGAAGGAGCTGGGCTTGAAGATCAATCAAGTCCAGCTTTTTTGTAAAGCGCACGGTCTTGCCGGTCCCGGCGAACTGACGCGGCTGAACTATCCGATCTGGTGTGAGCAGAACGGACGCTGTCCTATATGCGGTGCAAAACTTATACAGCCGAAAACAGGCAGGCGGAAACGCTTCTGCTCCGGACGATGCCGTACACGATATTGCCTTATGAAAAAAGAAATGGAGGATTAATATTATGCTGATAGCGATTCTGAGCCTTACCTACATGATGATCATTATCTTGATCCACGCAATATGGATCAGTTCGATCATAAAGCATGACGGCAAGTGCCACTACCACAACTGCAAACGCTGTCCGTATGACGGCGGCTGTCCGATGCAGGAGGACAAGGAAAAGAGAGCGAGGGTGACGGGACATGAAGATCATCAAACGAAACGGGTGTGAGGTTCCCTACGACTGCGAAAAGATAAAAGCAGCGATCACAGCTGCAAACGCAGAGGTCGATGACAAGATCAGCGATACCGTGATCGGATTCATTGTCGGTAATGTAGAAAAACGCTGCAGCACCCTTGCAAGACCTGTCCATGTCGAAGAAGTCCAGGACATGGTTCTCGATGAACTGGACAAGGCCGAAGCGTACAAACTTGCACGGCATTACAGCGAGTATCGTCTCCTGCATGAACATCAGCGCAGAATGAACACCACAGACGGCAAGATCCTGAGCCTGCTCGAACGCAACAATGAGGAGGCAAAACAGGAGAACGCCAACAAGAACCCGATCATCAACAGCACGCTCCGGGACTATATGGCAGGCGAAGTCAGCAGAGACATCTGTCGGCGCTTCTTGTTCCCGGCAGATGTGATCGCCGCGCATGATGAGGGTATCATCCATGTTCACGATCTCGACTATATCGCAGAGCCGATGCACAACTGCTGTCTGGTGAATCTGGCGGATATGCTGCAGAACGGTACGGTGGTTTCCGGTACAATGATCGAAAAGCCGCACAGCTTTTCGACCGCCTGCAATATCGCAACACAGATCATTGCACAGGTCGCATCGAATCAGTACGGCGGTCAGACGATCAGTCTTGCACACCTTGCGCCTTTCGTGGATGTCAGCAGGCAGAAGATACGAGCTGAAGTATTTGAGGATGTGAACTGCGACTGCGGCTGCAAATTGTCTGAAGATGAGATCAGCCACATCGTTGAGAAGCGAGTACGCCGGGAAGTCAAACGCGGCGTGCAGACCATTCAGTACCAGATCAATACACTGCTCACCACCAACGGGCAGACACCGTTCGTAACGGTGTTCATGTATCTGGACGAAGTGCCGGAAGGACAGACCAGAGATGACCTAGCGCTCATCATCGAAGAAACGCTGCTTCAGCGTATCGAAGGTGTGAAAAACGAAAAGGGTGTCTGGATCACACCGGCATTCCCGAAACTGATCTATGTTCTCGATGAAGACAATATCCAACTCGGAACAAAATATTACTACCTGACTGAGCTTGCCGCCAAGTGTACGGCAAAGCGCATTGTTCCCGACTATATCTCCGCCAAGGTGATGAAACAGCTGAAGGGCGATGTGTATGCCTGCATGGGCTGTCGAAGTTTTCTCACGCCTTCGGACGGTCACAAGTATTACGGGCGTTTCAATCAGGGTGTTGTAACCATCAACCTTGTGGATGTCGCTTGCAGCGCAGGCGGTGACAAGAATAAGTTCTGGCAGCTTCTGAATGAACGCTGCGAACTGTGCCGTAAGGCTCTCATGTGCAGGCACGACCGCCTGAAAGGAACGCCGTCCGATGTTGCACCGATCCTCTGGCAGAACGGCGCACTGGCAAGGCTGAAGGATGGCGAGGTCATTGACAACCTGCTGTATAACAATTACAGCACCATCTCCCTCGGCTATGCTGGCATTGCGGAAATGACCTACCGGATGACAGGCTGTTCGCATACAGAGCCGGACGGAAAAATATTTGCACTGAAGGTCATGCGATTCCTGAACGACAAATGCAGCAAATGGAGAACCGAGACAAACATCAGCTTCTCATTGTACGGAACGCCGATGGAGAGCGTCACCTATAAATTCGCTCAGTGCCTCCAGCGCAGGCACGGCATCATTCCTCATGTGACGGACAAGAGCTATATCACCAATAGCTATCATGTTCATGTCACCGAGCCGATCGATGCGTTTTCAAAGCTGACCTTTGAGGCTGAATTCCAGGCGCTTTCTCCGGGTGGAGCGATCTCCTATGTGGAAGTACCGAATCTGCAGAACAACATCCCTGCGGTGCTGGCGCTGATGCGGCATATCTATGAAACGATCCTGTATGCCGAGCTGAACACGAAATCCGATTACTGTCAGGCCTGCGGCTATGACGGTGAGATACAGATCACCGAGGAGGACGGCAAGCTGATCTGGGAATGCCCGAACTGCGGCAACTGCGATCAGCGGACACTGAATGTATGCCGCCGCACCTGCGGTTACCTTGGAACGCAGTTCTGGAATCAGGGGCGAACTGCCGAAATAAAGGACAGGGTGATGCACCTGTGAATTACTGCGGTCTGAATAAAAACGATATCGCAAACGGTGACGGTGTCCGTGTGTCGCTGTTTGTATCCGGATGCCGGAATCACTGCAAAGGCTGCCACAACCCGGAAGCATGGGATTTCAGTTATGGGAAGCCCTTCACGAAAGAAACAGAAGATGAGATCATCGAAGCCCTGCGTCCTTCTTGGATACAGGGGCTTTCTGTTCTCGGCGGTGAACCATGCGAGGAAGAAAACGAGCGTGTGCTGATACCGTTTCTGAAACGGGTAAAGATGGAGTGTCCGAATTCGGACACCTGGCTGTTCTCCGGATACACTTACGAGATGATGCAGGGCTCTGAGATCCTGCAGTATGTGGATGTTCTGGTGGACGGGCCGTTCCTGCTTGAGGAGAAGGATATCTCGCTTCAGTTCCGCGGCAGCCGCAATCAGCGGATACTCAGACTCAAAGGAGGCAGACCGATATGACAAAACAGAATGTCCGCTGCGATGCCTGCGGCTGTGCCTTTGTGCCGGAGCCGAAAACGCAGCGTGAGGGCGAGATCGAATACAGCTTCTTCAACTGCGACTACTGCGGCAAGGCGTATATCGTGTCTGTGACCGATGCCGCTCTCCGCCGGAGTATCCGCAAATACCGCACGCTTGCCGAAAAGCTGAAGGGCAAGCTGCTGAGTGAAGAAACGCTCCGTGAGGTCACGGTACTGAAGGATGCGAACGCAAAAAGAGCCGCAGAGCTGCGGCAGATGTATATACGGGAGGAATGAGATGAAAACAGCAGAACTTCGCATGATCCCTGTCTCGGAGCTGAAGCCTGCGGAATATAATCCGCGAAAAAAGCTGAAGCCCGGCGATAAGGAATACGAGAAGATCAAAAACAGCATCGAGGAATTCGGCTTTGCCGACCCGCTTGTTGTCAACGCCGACATGACGATCATCGGCGGACATCAGCGACTGACCGTGGCGATGTCGCTCGGATACACGGAAGTGCCGTGCGCTGTGGTGGACATCGACAAGGTCCGTGAGAAGGCGCTGAACATTGCGCTCAACAAGATCACGGGCGCATGGGACGAGAACCTTCTCGCTGAACTTCTGGAGGATATTCAGAGCAGCGATTTCGACCTTGGCAAGACCGGCTTTGATCCGCCGGAGATCGAGCAGCTTTTCAATCAGGTACACGATAAGCAGGTCAAAGAGGACAGCTTCGATGTGGAGGAGGAGCTTCAGAAACCGACCTTCTCCAAATCAGGAGATATCTGGATTCTCGGCAGGCATCGTGTGATCTGCGGTGACAGCACAGTTACGGAGACATACACAAAGCTGATGGACGGACAGAAAGCAAACCTCGTCCTGACGGATCCCCCTTACAATGTGGACGTTGAGGAGACCGCAGGCAAGATCATGAACGACAACATGAGCGACAGCGATTTTTATAACTTTCTGCTCTCTGCCTATAAGTGTATGTATGACAGTCTTGCCGATGACGGCAGCATCTATGTATGGCACGCCGACACCGAGGGGCTCAATTTCCGCAAGGCATTCAAAGATGCAGGATTCCAGCTTTCGGGCTGCTGTATCTGGAAGAAGAATTCTCTCGTCCTCGGCAGAAGTCCCTATCAGTGGATCCATGAGCCGTGCCTGTTCGGCTGGAAGCAGAAGGGCAAGCACCAGTGGTATGCAGACCGCAAGCAGACGACTGTCTGGGAATATGACAAGCCGAAAAGCAGCCCCGACCATCCGACCACTAAGCCCATCCCGCTGATGGCGTACCCGATCAAGAACAGCACCATGACAAACGGCATCGTCCTCGATCCGTTCCTCGGCTCCGGCTCCACGCTGATCGCTTGCTGTGAGACGGATCGTGTCTGCCGCGGCATCGAACTTGACCCGAAGTTCGTGGATGTCATCGTGAAACGGTACCTCGCATGGTGCCGGGAGAAGCAGACCGCCGAGGTCGCCTATGTTCTCCGTGACGGACAGAAGCTGTCATACGAGGAAGCGGTCGCAGCAATGCCGCAGGACGGTGATGCTGTTGAGTGATGTAAAATGCGTTCTCATACACGATAACTTTCAGAATTACAAGGGCTACAGCATTCCGAGGGCGCAGTTGGTCATTGCAGATATTCCGTATAACATTGGCGGCGACTTTTACGCCAGCCGCCCCGACTGGTATGTGGTCGGTGACAATCAGAACGGCGAAAGCAGCAAAGCGCACAAGGCGGCATTCCACACCGACTACTCGTTCAACATCGCTGAGTATTTCGCATTCTGCAACCGACTGCTCAAAAAGGAGCCGTCCAAAGGTGAAAAGGACGCTCCCTGCATGATCGTGTTCTGTGCCTTTCAGCAGATACCCGAGGTCATCCGGCAGGCGGAGAAATACGGCTTCAAGCACTACCAGTTTTTGTGCTTTATGAAGAATTACAGTCCGCAGGTGCTGAAGGCAAACATGAGGATCGTGGGGGCAACGGAATACGCACTGGTGCTGTATCGCGGCAAGCTGCCGAAGTTCCGCAACATCGATGCAGACGGCAAGCGGCACATGATCTTTGACCATTTTGACTGGGTTCGTGACGGCAAGGATATCCCGAAGATACATCCGAGCCAGAAGCCGGTGAATCTGCTGAAACGCCTGATCGGGATATTTACAGATGAGGGCGATGTGGTCATCGACCCTTGCGCCGGTTCCGGCTCAACACTGCGTGCGGCACGGGAGCTTGGCAGACACAGCTACGGCTTTGAGGTCAGCAGGGATTTCTATGCCAAAGCCTGTGAGCATATGCTCGGAGGTGCGGGATGACAAAACATGAATGCGCCATCGTGACAGCATACACAGGGTTCGCAATGCTGAAGGGCAGCGACTTGAAATATCTGTACAATTATCTCTCCGGTTTCATCGGCAGACCGGTGTATTCACACGAGATCCCTGCGGTTGCTGAAGCCTACAAGGAACAAATACGAGAAGATTTTCTTGCCCTGTGCAGGAACGCAAAGGAGGCGGATGATGGATAATACAAAAATGACCCTCGGCAGTCTGTTTGACGGCTCCGGGGGCTTTCCGCTTGGCGGCATCCTCGCAGGGATCGAGCCGAAGTGGAGCAGTGAAATTGAACCGTTCCCGGTGCTTGTTACCCACAAGCGGCTTCCGGGCGTGAAGCATTACGGTGATGTATCCAGACTCAGCGGCGCAGAGCTGCCGCCGGTGGATATCATTACCTTCGGCAGTCCGTGTCAGGATCTGTCGATCGCCGGCAAACGTGCCGGAATCCATGACGGTGACCGGTCAAACCTGTTCTTTCAGGCGATCCGTATCATCAAAGAAATGAGGGATGCAACAAATGGACGATATCCGCGATACTGCGTCTGGGAGAATGTTCCCGGCGCCTTCTCCTCCCACGGAGGAGACGATTTCAAAGCTGTCCTCGAAGCAGTTATCGGAATTAAAGAAGAAGGGATCGAGGTGCCTTCGCCTGAAAATCACCGATGGCCAAAATCAGACGTATATCTGGGAGACGGATGGAGCGTGGCTTACCGAGTTTTCGACGCTCAATACTGGGGTGTGCCCCAGCGAAGGGCAAGAATCTACCTTGTCGCAGATCTTGCTGGCGGAAGTGCCGGAGAAGTATTATTTAAGTCCGAAGGCGTGTCTGGGTATACTCCGCAGGGCTTCCGTGCGTGGCAAGGAGCTGCCGGAGGTGCTGAAGAAGGCGCTGGAGAGACAGGCGGGCGGTCTGACACTGGAGGTGGAACCCTCTGCGTAAACTGTCAGGGTACTTCCGGTGTCGGTATCACAGAGGACAAGGCGCTCGCACTGGTCGCACAGGATCACGGCAATCATCCCGCCGTTCTTGCAGCAGGCTTTTCCACGGAACACAGTGCAAAAGCCAGGAGCATCGGCTATGAGGAAGAGGTATCTCCCACACTGAGAGCCGGTGTCGTTCCGGCAGCACTCTCCGTGGAGAATCATCCGACAGACGGTCGGGTGAAGATCCGTGAAGATGACACCTGTCAGACGCTTTGCAGCAGAGCCGGCACGGGCGGCAACAATGTACCGCTTGTGGCAGAACCCGTTACGCTGAAAATCAGGTCAGGCTGCGAGGGGGGCGGAAAGGGCGCACTCTGGCAGAGGGATATGTCCGCGACACTCGGAACACACAACGATCAGACGCTTTTTCAGCCGGAAGTCAAAGCTTTCGGTGTATGCAGCAAGCATTCCAATGCGATGATGTCGGATAATCCGCACAGCGGATTCTATGAAGCGACCACAAGCAGGACGCTCGATCAGAGCGGCGGCAATTCTGTGACATCCAATCAGGGCGGCATCTGCGTGGTAGCACCTGCGCCGGAGACTTTTGATGTGCGTTTTACATCGGACGGCACGAAAAATGCTCGTGGGCATTGTTATACGACGGAGATCTCCCGATGCCTTGATACAAGCGAGGCAAACCCGGACAGCAATCACGGTGGCATTGCCGTTGTGGCTCCGGAGACATATTCGCTGCAAGGCTCGATGATCGGACGCGCTGATGAAAACGGTCCGCAGGGTGACGGCATCAACGAGGATGTGTGTTTTACGCTGAATACGACAGACCGACACGCAGTCGCTGCGCCGGAACCGTCCTTCACAATATCCCGCGACAATCATTTCGCCGTTTCGGAAGATGTATCCGTCACGGCAGTTGCGAGAGGACCTGCAACGGTTGCAGCACCGGCAGACCATTATTGCACAAGCAAGAATTCACACCATACGGTTGCGGCGCATGAACAGGCTAATACGCTGGTCGCATCCGACTGGAAGGATCCTCCGCTTGTGAACGACCTTCCGAATGACGAGCCGGTGTATATCGTCCGCCGCCTGACTCCGGTGGAGTGCGCCCGCTTGCAGGGATTCCCGGACTGGTGGTGCGCCGACCTTGCGATTCTCGAACCGACCGATGCGGATATTGCATTCTGGTCTGAGGTCTGGGAAACATGGCGGCAGGTCACCAATCCCAAGGGAAAACCGAAAACGGAAAAGCAGATCCGAAAATGGCTGGCTGACCCGTACACCGATTCCGCAGAGTACAAGCTGTGGGGCAACGGCGTGGCTCTGCCTTGCACTTATTTCGTGCTTTCCGGCATCGCATGGGCGGCGCAGAATTCTAAGCCCCATGCAGCAAATTGTGAACAGACTGATACTAAGTAAGCAGTTCTTCGGAAGGTATCCGTGATATGCACAAATACAAGCGGATATCTTCCCTGTACATTCTCCGTTTTACAGTCTTGCATTCCGGGGAAAAAGACGGTAATATGTGACTACGAAAACGCCGCAGCACAAGCGCACAGGGCGCAAGGGGCGGTGATGAAAACGGAGGTTTTAATATGGAAATCAAGTACAATATCGAAAAGAGCCAGCGTAAGGCACTGGCACAGAAAATCGCAGAGCTGACCGGAGCAGAGGCAGTATACCTCGGCGTTCCGAGCTGCGCTTACGAGATTGACATCTTCACACTGAGCAAGGATGCAGTTCTCAGCTTCAGCGACCGCAGCGACACCGAGATCGTGGAGAAGGTGCTGGACGGACTTGCAGAAGCGGGCTACACCAGCGAAACAGTCACACCGCCGGATGGAACGGATGCAGCAGAAGCAGATGAGCCGGAGGAAACCAATGCAGAGCCGGAACCGAATAGCGGATTTCCGCTGGATGCAAGCATCAGCTTTCCGCTTTCCGACCACACGGTGCAGAGCCTTACAAACCTCATCTGCATGATTCATTCCCGCGGTCCGCTGATCAGCAAGGCAACCGGCGGAAACTTCTCCGCAGACAAGAGCCTTGCTGATGAGATCGGCAAGCACGAATTCCGCAGCGCCCACGAACTGATCGCCTTTATCAGAGAGTGGGATGAAACGAATCCGCCGCTGACCGGCATCTCCTTTGACAGCGACAAACTCACCTTTGACGGATTCGGTCAGGCGGCAGATGCTGACCATGTGCAGACCTTCATGAAGCTTGCCGGAGCAATGAACAATATGGCACTGACGCAGCAGCGTGTGCAGGCAAAGGATGTCGATGACAGCAACGAGAAATACTCACTCCGCGTCTGGCTGATCCGCCTCGGGCTGAACGGAAAGGACTGCAAGGCAGACCGCAAGCGCCTGCTGGAGAACCTTTCCGGCCATACTGCATTCCGCAACGATGCGGAGCGTGAGCGCTGGGAAGCAAAGCAGAAGGCAAAGCGTGATGCTCAGAATAACGAGGAGGAAGAAAACGATGAAGTTTCCGAATGAAAGACAGCTTCAGGCGCTGCGTGAGCGTTACCCGGCAGGCACAAAGATCCGCCTGAATCATATGGATGACCCGTATGCACCGATTCCGGACGGAACAGTCGGCGAGGTTCAGCACGTTGATGATGCCGGCAACATCCACATGGTCTGGGAGAATGGCAGGACGCTTTCACTGATCGAAGGCGCAGACAGTTTCACCATTATAAAGGAGGCAGAAAAAACATGATCTACTTAGCATACGGCTCGAATCTTCATATCGGGCAGATGCAGTTCCGCTGCCGCACAGCGGAAGTACTCGGAACGAGTACGCTTCACGGCTACCGTCTGGTGTTCAACGGCGTGGCGACCATTGAGCCCGATCCCGATAGCAGCGTTCCCGTTCTGCTCTGGGATATTAAGCCCGCCGATGAGATCCCGCTTGACCGATACGAAGGCTACCCGCAGCTGTACCGCAGAGAGACCGTGCAGGTCGAGCTGAACGGCAAGACAGTCGATGCGATGGTCTACATCATGAACAGCAAAGGCATCGCACCGCCCAGCCCCTTTTATTACGATGTGATCCGCAAGGGCTACGAAATGAACGGGCTGGACACCGCAGTTCTGGAACAGGCACGGAAGGAATCCCTGACGGTCCGCTGAACGCGCACAGACCGCCCAAGTTCGTCCGTGTGGGGCTTTGCAGGGTTTCCTCCGACAGTTACTCCGTTTCGGTTTCTGCCCCACACGGCGCGTTTTTGCGCGATTTACGGCAAGGCATAATTTGTACAACAATCAGCGAAAAACAGGCATTATGATCTGTACATTCACCCGCTTGATAAGCTCCGAAGGGTATGGTAATATGTGACACAACGGAGGCGGATGCCGCCAAATACCCGAACGGAGGACGATAACATGAGCAAAAAGAGATACTACCTCGCATACGGAAGCAATCTGAACCGCAAGCAGATGCAGATGCGATGCCCAGGCGCAAAAGTGGTCGGGACTGCACTGCTGGAAGGCTACGAGCTGCTGTTCAAAGGCAGCAAGACCGGATTTTACCTGACCATCGAGCCGAAGGCAGACGGTGTTGTTCCGGTCGCAGTCTGGGAGGTCACTGCGGAGCACGAGCGAATGCTCGACCGCTACGAGGGCTGCCCGGTTTGCTACTATAAGAAAGAGATCAGCCTCCCGGTGCGCAGAACAAAAAGCGGAAGAACGGTGCAGACGAACAGCTTTGTGTACATCATGCAGGAGAAACGCAGACTCGGCGAACCGACACCAAGATATTTCTGGACTTGCGTGCTCGGCTACCGTTCATTCGGCTTCGATCCCGAATTTCTCTACGAAGCCTACGAGCGAAGCACAAGGCATCTGTACCGATAAGAAAAGCGGCTGATTGGCAGGGCTGTGTCCCTGCCTTCCGACCGCTGATTATATACCACCTCGGGGGTCCCGAAAATGAGAGATCCTATTCCATCGTACCCAAGTATACCATAAAAATGCAAGTCTTTTAAGTATGTAAAATCACCAGAGATTCGGGAAAAATACACTCGAATGATCTGTACATTTAGCGGCTTGCTATTTCCTCCCAAAGACGGTAATATGTGACACAACGAAAGGCACACAGCCTTCCGAAAACCGAAACGGAGGATACAAAAATGACTGAGAAAACCGCACAGCAGATCAACAGAATGAAGGAGCAGACCATTGGGGTCGAGGTTGAGATGAACAACATCACCCGCAAGGCTGCCGCAAAGCTTGCCGCCGAGTTCTTCGGCACAAACCGCAGCGAGTACACAGGCAGCCGCAACGGCTACGAAACCTACAGCGCCTGGGACGCACAGGGCAGAGAGTGGAAGTTCCAGCGCGACTGCAGCATCAGCGGTCCGGACAGCGAAAAGTGCGAACTGGTCACACCGATCCTGCACTACGCAGACATCGAAACCCTGCAGGAGCTGATCAGACGCCTTCGCAAGGCAGGCGCAAAGAGCGACTACACAAGAGGATGCGGAGTTCACATTCACATCGGAGCGCAGGGGCACACACCGCAAAGCCTCAGAAACCTCGCAAACATCATGGCGAGCCACGAAACCCTGATTGCCGAAGCAATCAAGGTAGACCACAGCAGAATGAACCGCTACTGCAGAACGGTCGACCCGAGATTCCTCGACCAGCTCAACCGCAAAAAGCCCCGCACGATGGCACAGCTTGCAGACATCTGGTACGGCGCACAGGGATGCACCTACGGCAGAACCCACCACTACAACGACAGCCGCTACCACATGCTCAACCTGCACGCCACCTTTACAAAGGGCACGGTCGAGTTCAGACTTTTCCAATTTGCACCGCCCGCGAACGGCAAGCAGAACGGCCTCCACGCAGGCAAGCTCAAGAGCTACATTCAGCTTTGCCTCGCAATGAGCCAGATGGCAAAGGACCTCAGAAGTGCAAGCCCCAAGGAACAGCAGAAAGAAAACAAGGTTTTCGCAATGAGAACCTGGCTGATGAGAATGGGCTTCATTGGCGACGAGTTCGCAACAGCCAGAGAGACCCTTACCGAAAACCTGACGGGCAACGCAGCCTTCCGATTCGGCAGACCTTAAGGCCTGCCCTTCGGGGCGCAGGAACAAGCGGAACGGCACGGGCGCACACACAGCGCCCACGTTGCCCCGTGTGGGGCGGAAGGGGTATCCTCCGATTCGGTATCCCACCTCAGTCAACCGCGCCACACAACGCGACACGGCGCAAACGTGTGCAAAGCATAAAATGAACAACAAACCGTGCAGAATCGCCCTGAATGATCTGTACATTTACCGGGTTGCTATTTTTCGAGTAAAGAGTTAATATGTCACTACCGAAAGGAAAACATCGCAAAGGAGTCCTGAACATGACAAGCAAAGAACATATTGAAAGCCTGCGCCGCCACGGAGTACGCCTGATTGCAAAGGACGGCACGACCAGAGAAATCCCCGCCGACTTCCTCGAAACCACCACCAAGATGCTGAACGACATCGGAGCAAGGAAGATTACCTACAGCATCAAGGTTCCCGAAACCGAAGAGGAGATGCTCCTCGCGATCTGGGACTGCGGATACGCAGAATCCGGCAGCGCCGAAGAGATCCTCAGCCACACAGAGCGAATCGATGAATGACCAACCGCCGCCTTCGGGCGGCACACCACAACTACATAGGAGGAATCCAAATGAAAGAACGAGTAACCGAAGCACGCACATGTCCGAAATGCGGACGCACCTACACCGAGCGCCCGGCCCTTTCCCGCAGCGACAACAACACGCTCATCTGCCCCGACTGCGGAACACGGGAAGCCCTCGAAACGATGGGCATCAGCATCGAGGAGCAGGACAAGATCCTCGGAATCATCCACGACAAGTACATTCCCGAATAAGGGGCGCACAGCGGGCGGTGTGGGGCTTTACGGCTCTGCGCCGCTTGTTTGTTGGGCGGATTCCGGTCGCGACACGGCGCGTTTGTGCGCGTTCCGGCGGCTTGTGTATATGTACCTGTTCATACCGCTGATAACGGCGATTCTTCTACGTTTTATTTTGCACATAGGCGTGGACTTTTCAGGCAAAAGGCGGTAATATGTGACACAACGGAAGGGCGGAAAGCCCGCCGAAATACAGAACACGGAGGAAACCACCATGAAAACCCTGAAGATCTACAATCCGCTAATCGCCCAGATCGCAAGCGAGAGCAACTGCTTCACCGCACCCGCCGAGGAGTACGCCGCAGAGCTGTTCGAGGCGCTCGAGAACGACGATACCGACCTTGCCGATTACGCCGACGACTACCACGGTGCAACCTACTACAAGAAACTGCACAAGGTCACGATGAGCGCCGAGTGGTACGGCAAACGGCTTTACGGACTGGCAACCTGCGAGGTGGACGATGACTGGACAGACGAAGACACCGCACAGCTGAAGGAATACCTCAGCGGACAGTACAGCGACGGCTGGGGCGAGGGCTTTGAACAGAGAGAAGTTTACAGCTACACGGAGACCGAGACCAGTGAGGAATACGATGAGGAAGCAGACGAATACTACGAAAGCGAATGGGATGTACGCTACGATGTTTACATTTCCTTCTGGCAGGACAAAAACTTCAGGCTGATGACCGAAGCTGAACTGAAGGTCTGACGGAACCGGCGCAGCCCCTCCGGGGGCTGCCTTCCGAAATGATTATGTGTACAATAAACCGCGAAGATAAGCCCGATATGATCTGTACATTTATCGGGTTGCTATTATGCGGAAACAGAGTTATAATGTCGCTACCGAAGGGAAAACCTCGGAATTACATTCTTTTGGAGGATACGAAAATGGCAGACTACAACATGAACGGATTCAGGGTGCGCTTCCGCATCGCAGATTACGCTTCCGACCCGATGGTCATGGCGATCACCGCGACCGCAGAGGCTGACGAGTTCGATGTGGTGCTTTCGGTCAACATCGGCAGCAGCATCGGGAACGGTACGCTGATCCCGCGCAACTGCGCCTTCATCGACACCAACAACAATCCGACCGCGGAGGAATTCCTGCAGAGCATCGGCGCAAAGCAGTACGAACGCTTCGGAGAGCCGGTCTACGGATACAGCGGATTCTGCCGCTACCCGCTTTATGAATTTCCGGATGACCTTCTCAGGGAAATGGATGCGGACGGCTACGAAAAGCACTGCAAGAGCTACGGCGGTGCTTTCCTGATGGCACAGCGCAGAATGAACGCAGAGATGTTCGGCGCAGACCTTTTCGGATAAACCGCGATCGGATACAGCCCCTTCGGGGGCTGTTCCCTGTGAAGCATTATGTACAAGAAACCGCGCAGATACGCCCGAAATGATCTGTACATTCAGCCGCTTGATTTATTTTGCATAAGACGGTAATATGTGACACAACGGAAGGCAGAGAGCCGACCGAATAACGAAAACGGAGGAAAAATACATGAGCACGAATTCAAGAATCGGGATCCTGCACGAGGACGAGACAACGGAAACGATCTACTGCCACTGGGACGGCTACCCCGAGCATCAGATGCCGATCCTCACCGGGCACTACGACACCGCCGAAAAGGTACGGGCGCTGCTTGCGCTCGGAGACATCAGCAGCCTCGGCGAACGCATCGCACCAGATGCCGATGAGCCGCACAGCTTTGAGAAACCTGCCGAGGGCGTGACGGTAGCCTACCACCGAGACCGCAAAGAGCCGATGAGCCCGGCAGTCACCCACAAGAGCATTGTTTCCCTGATGAGCGATTACTGGGGCATCCCTTACTACTACCTTTTCGATGAGAAAAAGGGGGCATGGATCCCGCCGACCGAGGGCTGATCTTCAGCCCTTCGGGGCTGTTCCCGTACATAGTGTCATGTGAACAATTCCTGCGAAAATACGCCGATTTTGTTCTGTACATTTAGCCGCTTGCATTCCGGGAGAGATCATGGTAATATGTGACACAACGGAAGGGCAGACAGCCCGCCGAAAACAAAAAACGGAGGTACACCACCATGACAAAGAAGGAAATGAAAGCCGCAGTTGACAAGCTGAAGATGCTGCAGAACGGCAAGGCAGCCCTTGAGGGAATGACCGAAGCAGACTGCCTTGAGCTTTTCGGAATCAGCCGGGCGCAGGCACTTGCGAACACCAACGCAGCCCTCGCCAAGACCGAGCAGGAGATCTTCAGAGCCGAGCATCCGCTGACGGGCATTGACAAGAAGCTCTTTGAAATCGCAGCCAAGCACATGGTCACAGTGCAGGAGCGCGGAGACCTTGAAGCCCGCCACTGCGACAGCGAGGACTTCATCGAGATTCCGGTCTGGGGACTGGAAGCCGCCCTCAAGGACGCCTACGAGGCAGGACGCAAGAGCAAGTAAAAAAAACCGGCGCTGCCCTTCCTGAAATACGGAAGGGCGCATGCCGAACAGGAGGAAAAACATGGATACATACACACAGCTTGAAATGCTGACGGCAGTCATCGCCAATCTGCCCGAGAGCGGAGCATGGACGGAGCGTGACGTGATGGAAACGCTTCTGGAGGTTTTTGAACCGCAGGAGCTTACCGAGATGGGATACGGCGACCGGGTGAATTCTTACCTGAAAGAATACGGCTGATCACGCACACCTGAGCCACGTTCGCTTGTGTGGGGCTTTTCATGGCGGCAGCGGATAACTTGCCCCTGCGGAAAACCGCCCCACACAGCGCGTTTGTGCGCGTTCTGTGCGATGTACAATTCCGCCTGAATAATCGGCTCATGTTTGTCACATTTATTTTGCGGAAAGGCGTGGACTTTTCCTCGAAAAGGCGGTAATATGTGCATACCGCAAGCGAAGCGGAATCAAAACAAAGGAGCGAATCTACATGAAAATTCTGGTATGCGAACCCGGCAAGCACCCCTACGTCAAGGAGATCGAACACACGCTGGAGAACCTGCAGAAAGAGGTCGGCGGATACATTCAGGCGCTGTACCCCTTCGAGGAGGAGGTCGCAGTAGTGTGCAACGAGGAGGGCCTTTTCATTGAGGGACTGCAATGGAACAGGACAGTCGAAAAATACGGTCCGATCAAAGGCACCTTCTTCGTCTGCGGACTCGGGGTCGAGGATTTTACCGGGCTGACCGATGAACAGGCTGAAAAGTACAAGGCACTTTTCTGGGAGCCTGAGATCTTCATCCCGACACCCAACGGCATGGTGGTACTCCACATCGTAGAGTAAAGCAACAGGGGCAGAGCTGCGGTTCTGCCCCATCTCCGTATCAGTTTCCGGTGCATTTTTTGCCCGTCATAATATGTACAATTCCTGCGGAAATTCGCCGTTTTTCTTCTGTACATTTAGCCGCTTGATAAATTTTGCTAAAAGAGTTACTATGTACACAACGGAAGGGCAAAGCCCACCGAAACAACGAAAAGCGGAGGAAAAAACAATGATCAGCTACGGATTGGCAAAGGCAAGAGCAATGGCAGGAAGAGATGACTGGAACGCACGCGAGGCAATCAGAAGCGCCACGATCCTTTGGTACGACACCGAGGAGGAAGGCTACGAACTGGAGGTCGAGAACGAAGACGACCTTAACGCAGAGGACTTCAGAGCATGGGTCGAGGAGAACGCCGACAGCCTTGCACAGGAAGACGCCGCTGCAAACGGCACGACCTTCGAGGGCATCGAGGAAATCGACTACGAAACCGAATGGATCGATGACGACGCCCTTTTCGAGGCAGAGTACGCAGACGCCTGCGAAAGCGAATGGGAATGGATGACCGGCAGATGAGCCGGTCGCCCCACCGGGGCGGCACAGCGCCGCCCTGTGGCGGGGATGCAGGGAGAAACGTATACGGATGCCCCGGCGCTGCAAGCCCCACACGGCGCAACTGTGCGCGTTTGTGAGCAAGGCATAATATGTACAATTCCTGTGAAAATACGCCTTTTCTGATCTGTTGTTTTACCATCTTGATATATCGAGCGAAAAGAGTTACTATGTGTACAACGGAACGGGAAACCGCACCGAATACACAAAACGGAGGAAAACACCATGAACTTTTTTGAAACCGAACTGAAGAAAATGACCGCAAAGGTCAGCCTGCTGAAGAACCCCAAGTTGGTCGGCAGAGCCTGCATTGCCCGCCTGACGGAAACCACGACGGTGAAGGCAGCCTTCACAACACTTGGGGTTGCAGAAAACTACCCTGCGATTCGAATCACGATCCTGAACCGCAACGAGGGCAAGATCGACGAGATCGTCATCCGCTTCAGCGACCACTGGGCAGGCAAAGACACGATTCACGCATGGACTTACCGCGGGGAGAGCGAATGGTACAATTACAACCCCACAGCAGCGGACTACAACAAGATTGCAAAAGCGATCACCGACTACCTTGAGAACTTCGCCGACTGAAAAAAGAGCCGCCCTTCTTCGGAGGGGCGGCATCCCGAAAGGAGCGCATACATGGATAACGAAACGAGAAAAGCTCTGGAGCAGATTGCAATAGAGGAATCCTACGGCATCCGATTTGCCGGTGGTCTGACACCCTACGGTGAAAAGGATGATCCCTACGATGATACCAACGCTGAGCATAATTTCCCCGGTATCAGCCTGCGGGAGGTCAGCCGGATGCTGGAGCGTGCATACGAACTGGGCAGGAACAGCAAGCCCTGATTTGCACCACATTCGCTCGTGTGGGGGCTAACGGCTTTTCTGCGGATAACTTGCCCCACGCAGAAAACCGCCCACACGGCGCGTTCTGACTCATTTTTAAATCGTAATTTATCACGTTTAAGAAAAAGCTTATGGAAGGAAGAAACAAAAATGGGATTGGATATGTACATGTATCGCAGACTGCAAGGTGAGACTGAACTGCCTGACACAGAGGTACTATATCTCCGCAAGGCAAATCAAGTGCGCAAGTGGATTGTAGATCACACGGGGTACGATGCAGATTCCAACTGTTCAGTCTACAAATTGACAAAGGATCAGCTTGAAGAACTTCTTGCCGACTGCAGAGCGGTGCAGGAAGACAATATGCTTGCTCATAGGCTACTGCCGACCGGAGGCGGATATTTTTTCGGTGCTGTTGAGTACAATGATATTTACTTTGATACCCTAAAAAAAGCGATTGAACAGCTCGAAGAGATACTCATCGAGACCGATTTTCAAACCGATGAAATTGTATATTTTGAATGGTGGTAATGTACAATAATCGAAAAAAATTGCCCCACACATTATGTTGGTATAGCCGCTTGATATATCTAGGAATCTATGGTAATATGTGTACAAAGGCAAGGGAAACCGAGCCGAAAACAAGAAAAGCGGAGGAAAACACTATGTGGACTCAGGATACCATCACCTACAACGGAAAGGCGTACAGATACGCAGTCAAGCATTTTGAGGAACCCAGCGAATTCGGATACAACGAGGGCAGAGCCTCAAAGATTTGGATCGAGCGGGGCGGCAGAACAGTTTTCAACTACGACCGTGGGATGGACATCAAGGCGGCAGATAGAGACACCAAGGCAGTACTTGAGATGCTCCTGAAAAAGTTCAACTGAGCAGCATACGGGCACGGCAGCCAAAGGGCTGCCCTCTGCTCTTTCCTCCGCTGCGAAGGGAGGTGAAAACATGGGAGCAATCAGCGATATTTATCGTGGAAAAATCAGCGCACCGACCGAAATCACGGTCAATGCCGCTGAGTTCGATGCATTGAGTAAGCATGCCGAGCAGCTTTTCGAGTCGTTGAAAAAGCAGTTGTCCGAAGATGCGGCGAAAGACCTGGAGGAACTGGTGGATATTCACCACCAGATGGAAGCAATTTCTTCCGAGGACAGCTACACAAAAGGATTTCGGAACGGTGCGGCGATCATGCTTGATGCGTTGAACAAGTAAACATGGTGGTTTCATACATAGGAGAGGCTTGCAGTTTTGCAGGCCTTTTCTTTATGCAGATTTTTTGAGGAAGGAGTGATGCGGATGGCTCAGAGAGGCAGAAAACCGACACCGACAGCGATCAAGGAACTGGAAGGCAATCCGGGCAAGCGTCCGCTGAATGATGCAGAGCCGAAGCCGGAACGCAAAGCGCCGCCTTGTCCGAAGTGGCTGGAGCCCGAAGCGAAAAAGGAATGGCGCAGGCTATCGAAACAACTGGAACAGATCGGCGTGCTGACCGAGGTCGATCAGGCGGCATTCGCATCGTACTGTCAGGCATACGCCCGTTGGAAAGAAGCCGAGGAATTTATGACACAGCACGGCACTATCGTGAAAACGAAGTCCGGCTACTGGCAGCAAGTTCCCCAAGTATCCATTGCACAGACTTATCTGAAAATTATGAATAAGATCGCAGAGCAGTTCGGTCTGACTCCGGCGGCAAGAAGCAGAATCACGGCAGGTGCGGATATGAAAAACGCCGCTGTTGACGATATGGATGAACTTCTCGGAGGTGGCTGATGGCAAGAACAGCAAAAGCAAGAGAAAGACCTGCGAACTATCCGAAACTCACCGACTATCAGCCCACACGCTTCATGCTGCCGGATTCCCATTATGATGAGGCAAAAGCGGACAGGGCTGTTCGTTTTATCGAAAACCTCTGCCACACCAAAGGCCGATGGGCAGGCAAACCGTTCTGGCTGCTGCCGTGGCAGGAGCAGATCATCCGAGATATTTTCGGTGTTGTAAAAGAAGACGACACCCGGCAGTTCCGTACAGCCTATGTTGAGATTCCGAAGAAAAACGGAAAATCGGAGCTTGCGGCGGCAATTGCACTGTATCTGCTTTACGCCGATAACGAGCCGTCCGCCGAAGTCTACGGCGCAGCGGCTGACCGACAGCAGGCTTCTATCGTTTTTGACGTTGCAAAGCGTATGGTGGAAATGACACCGGCGCTCCTGAAACGCTCCAAGATCATGGCGGCGACAAAACGTCTGGTGAACTATAGCAATGTGGGGTTCTATCAGGTTCTTTCGGCGGAAGTCGGCACAAAGCACGGTCTGAATGTATCCGGTCTGGTGCTTGACGAGCTGCACGCGCAGCCGAACCGAAGTCTTGTGGATGTTCTCACAAAGGGCTCGGGTGATGCGAGAACGCAGCCGCTGTACTTCCTTATTACAACCGCCGGCACCGACCGCAACAGCATCTGCTACGAATATCACACGAAAGCAAAAGATATCCTCGATGGACGTCGCATCGATCCTTCCTTCTATCCCGTGATCTACGGACTGAATGATGACGATGACTGGAACGCCGAGGAATCATGGTACAAGGCAAATCCGTCTCTCGGGCATACGATCACCATTGACCGCGTCCGGGATGCGCACCGTGAGGCGCTGACAAATCCTGCTGAAGAAAATGTATTCCGTCAGCTTAGACTCGACCAGTGGGTCGGCAGTGCGGTCGCATGGATCCCGGAGCATATCTACGACAGGGGCAATCTACCGATTGACCTTGAAAAGCTACGAGGACGGGAGTGCTATGCGGGACTGGACCTTTCCAGCACATCGGATATCACCGCTTTTGTTCTGGTGTTCCCTCCGCTGACAGAGGGCGGTAAATACATCGTTGTCCCGCATTTCTGGCTGCCGAGAGAAACACTCGACCTGCGTGTCCGGCGAGACCATGTTCCCTACGATGTCTGGGAGCACATGGGGCTTTTTCATATCACCGAGGGCAATGTGGTGGACTATAACTTTGTGCGGAAAACGATCAATGAGCTGCACACCATGTATAACATCAAGGAGATCGCAGCCGACCGCTGGAATGCTACACAGCTGATCACAGACCTTGAGGGCGACGGATTTACCGTTGTGCCGATGGGCATGGGCTTCAAGGATATGTCACCGCCGATGAAGGAGCTGTACAAGCTCATACTCGAAGGTATGTTCGTTCACGGCGGCAATCCCGTTCTCAGATGGATGGCAGGAAATGTGGTTGCCGAAATTGATGCGGCGGAGAATATCAAACCGAGCAAAAAGAAAAGTACTGAAAAAATCGACGGCATTGTCGCATGGATCATGGCACTAGACAGAGTGATCCGCCATGAAATGCAGGGCAGTGTCTATGACGAACCCGATCATGACCTGATTGTTCTGTAGGAGGTAATATATATGGGCTTACTAAGCTGGCTTGGCATCAGCAAGCCGAGAGACGCACCGTCATTGCCGGATATCCGTGACAATGTCCGTGATTCCGGTAATCTGTTTGTATTCGGCATGACGCACAGCGGAGAGCGTGTTGACGAACGAACGGCAATGCAGATCGTTACCGTATACGCCTGCGTGAGACTATTGTCAAATACCATCGCAGGGCTTCCGCTGCATCTGTACAGATATACAGGTGCCGGTGAGGATAAGGAACGCGCTACCGATCATCCGCTGTATAAAATCTTGTATCGGCAGCCAAATCCCGAAATGAGTTCATTCTCATTCTGGGAAGCGCTGATGTGTCATCTGCTGCTCTGGGGCAACGCCTATGCACAGATCGTCCGTGACGGCAAGAACGGTATCGTCGGTCTGTATCCGCTTCTCCCCGAGAACGTGGAGATCGACCGTGACCCGAAAAGCGGTGACCTGATCTACACCTACCACGCATACACCGATGAAAAGCCCGGTGAGCATGACAAGGATATCATCTTTCAGCGAGATGAGATACTGCACATTCCCGGTCTGGGTTTCAACGGTCTTGTGGGATTTTCACCCATTGCGATGATGAAAAATGCGCTGGGCGCAGCAATGGCGGTGGAGCGTTACGGCAGTGCCTTCTTCAAAAACGGAGCGCAGCCTGCCGGTGTTCTGGAGCACCCCGGTGTGCTGAAAAATCCCGAAAAGATCCGTGAAAACTGGACGAGAGTGTACGGCGGTTCCCGCAATGCGCACCGTATCGCCGTTCTCGAAGAAGGTATGCAGTATAAGCCGATCTCGCTGCCGCCGGAGGATTCACAGTTCCTATCCACCCGTGAATTCGATGTGGAGGAAATATGCCGAATGTTTCAGGTTCCGCCCCATCTGGTACAGGATCTGAAACGCAGCACCTTCAATAACATCGAGCATCAGGGTATCGCATTCGTGCAATATTCGCTTATGCCTTGGATCATCCGCATTGAAAAAGGCATCATCAAAGACCTTCTGCTGGAGGAGGAACAGGATGTATATTTTCCGAAATTCAATGTGGACGGCCTGATGCGCGGCGACTATCAGAGCAGAATGAACGCTTATGCGATCGGTGTCGGCAACGGCTTTATGAGCCCGAATGATGTGCGCAGGCTTGAAAACATGGATCTTATTCCGCACGATCTCGGCGGTGATGATTATTACCTCAACGGCAGTTATAACAAGCTGCAGGATGCAGGTGCCGCATACGACTTGGACGAGCCGGAGCAGACAGATACAGAGGAACAGGACGAAACGGATGAAGAATCGACCGATGACAGATTCCTGCGAAAAAGGCGCAGGAAGAAAGTACGAAACGGAGGGATGTAAATGCCGAAATTCTGGGACTATATTCACGATGACAGCGGCGGCAGAGTGCTCCGCCTGGAGGGACCAATCGACTCGGATTCCTTCTGGGGTGACGAGATCACACCGCAGGATTTCAGAGATGAGCTGTATGCCGAAGACGGCGACCTCACGCTCTGGATCAATTCGCCGGGCGGCAACGTCTTCGCCGCTGCAGAGATCTACACAATGATCCGTGACTATCCGCACAATGTCACTGTGCGCATCGCAAGCATCGCTGCATCGGCGGCATCTGTGATCGCAATGGCGGGCAATACTGTCCAGATGTCTCCCACCGCTCTTCTCATGATCCATGACCCATCTACCATTGCTTTCGGCAATGCCAAGGACATGGAAAAAGCCATTGCTACGCTGAACGAGGTCAAGGAGAGCATCATCAACGCATATGCGGCAAAAACCGGACTCAGCAGAAACCGCATCAGCAAGCTCATGTCCGATGAGACATGGATCAATGCGAAAAAGGCGGTCGAGCTGGGCTTTGCAGATGAGATTCTGTTCGATGAAAAGCCCGAGCCGGACAAGAAGGATGATGAGCCTGACGATCCGGACGAGCCTGATAAGCCCGATCAGGAAGGCGGTGACGATGAGGGCGATGAAAAGAAAGAGACCGAAAAGAAGCCGTTCAAGCTGGACACCGGCGATGCCCTTTGGGAGTACAGTACCCGTGTCATGGGGCAGACCATTCTGGGAAAGATCACCGCTTCCGCAGCACCCGAAGGCACAGAGCCGCCCGATGACGGCAAGGCAGATGATGCACAGAAACCTTCCGAGGAAGGGCTGACCGCACCGACAGTTACAGTGCCGGATATGCCTGTGATTGGTATGGACGGTAAAACCACAGACGGCTCTATGCCGTATGAAATTCTGAAACAGCAGCTTGCTTTTCTGAGATAAGCAGGCTGTATTTTTATGCTACACCGGATTTTATCCGGAGAAATGGAGAAAAGATATGAGCAAGATCATGGAACTTCGCAGTAAGCGTAATACCCTGTGGGAGCAGACAAAGAACTTCCTCGAAAAGCACCGTGGTGAGAACGGTCTCGTGGAGGCTTCCGCAGTGGAGCAGTACAACAAAATGGCCGGTGAGGTGCAGGCTCTCGGCGCAGAAATCGAGCGTCTCGAGCAGCAGGCAGCCCTCGATGCGGCGCTTTCCGCGCCGACCAGCAAGCCCGTCACCAATGCTCCCGGCACAAAGAATACACCGCCCACCAACCCGACCGTAACCGACGAGTACAAGTCCGCCTTCTGGGATATGATCCGCAACAAGGGCGATCAGCTTGCAGTCCGCAACGCGCTCTCTGTCGGTGAGGACACCGAGGGCGGCTACACTGTGCCTGACGAATTCGAGCGCAGACTGATTCAGGCACTTGAGGAGAACAACATCTTCCGCCAGATGGCAACGGTCATCAAGACCAATTCCGGCACCCGCAAGATCCCTATTGCGAACGATACAATGGAGGCGCAGTGGATCGATGAGGGTGAGGAGATCCCGGAGACTGACACCAGATTCGGTCAGACCACTCTCTCCGCATACAAGCTCGGCACGATGATCAAGATCAGCAACGAGCTTCTGCACGATTCCGCTTTTGACCTCGCATCGTATATCGCTGCTCGTTTTGGTGTTGCAATGGGCAATGCCGAGGAGCGTGCCTTCTTCACCGGTGACGGCGACAAAAAGCCTCTCGGTATTCTCGATGAGACCGGCGGTGCAGAGCTTGGTGTTACTGCGGCATCCCAGACTGCGATCACCTTCGATGAGATCTTTGATCTCTACTACAGCCTGAAGTCTCCCTACCGCAGAAACGCACAGTTCGTCTGCAACGAGACTATCCTCCTTCAGCTCATGAAGCTCAAGGACAAGAACGACAACTACCTCTGGAAGCCGTCACTCGACATCGCAAAGCCGGATACACTGCTCGGCAGACCAATCCGCACCTCTTCCTTCATGCCGGGTATCGCAAAGGGCGAGCGTGTTCTCCTCTTTGGTGATATGAAGAACTACTGGGTGGCTGACCGTCAGAACCGCACCTTCCGCCGTCTGAACGAGCTGTATGCCCGCACCGATCAGGTCGGCTTCCTTACCACACAGCGTGTGGACGGTCGTCTCATCCTTCCTGAGTCCGTTAAGGTTCTCAAGATGGCAGGTACCAAGGCAGCGACCGGCGGCACTACTGGCGGTAATACCGGCGGCAACGGCTGATAAGAACGGAGGGCAGATAAGTGAATCTGATCTCACTGCCTGAAACAAAAAACTACCTCCGTGTTGACCACTGTGAGGATGACAAGCTCATCCTCACTCTGATCGATACGGCGCAGCGGCTCGTGATGGATGTTGGCAGAATGAATGAAAAGCAACTCGCGGAAAATGAGGAAACCTCCCGGCAGGCTATGCTGTATACTGTTTCTTACCTCTATGAAAACCGCAATACTGCTGATTATCATGCGCTGACGCTGACACTCAGGGCGTTGTTATTCGCACAAAGAGAGGGCGTGGTCTAATGGAGATCGGGAAACTGAATCAGCGGATCGCCGTCCTTGAAAATCATGTCAAAAAAGATGCGATCGGAAATCACAAGGCTCAGTGGGAGGAGGCGTTCTCCCTCTGGGCTTCTGTGACGGTCGGCAATACACAAGGCTCTGCATCTGAGGAGACAAACACCGGAGTCACCAGAGAGATACAACGTATCGAGGTAACAATCCGGCAGACGCCGCAGACAAAGAAAATGGGCTCTACTGTGTATAGAATCCGGTTCGATGGCATCGACTACGATATCAAGGGCATTGTTCCTAATTACACATCGCAGGACTATATGAAGCTGATCTGCGAATCACGAAGGGCGGGATCAAAGGATGACATCTATTGACGATATGGCTTCGGCGATCATGGAGGGACTGGAGGAATATGCTGATCTTGCAGATGCCGCTATGAAAAAAGCTGTAAGAAAGACAGCGACCGCCGTCAAAAATGAGATCTCTGCAAACGCTCCTGTGAAGTCAGGCCGCTACAAGCGAAGCTGGACAGCTAAGAAAACCAAGGAAAACAGCCACACACTGGAAATGACCGTCCACAGCAAAGACCGCTATCAGATTGCACATCTGCTCGAACACGGTCATGCAAAGCGCGGCGGCGGACGTGTGGCGGCTATCCCGCATATTGCACCTGCTGAGGCAAACGGTGCGGATATGCTCGAAACGCTCATTAAAAAGGAGTTATCGTGACCTACGAGGAAATATCCGAGATGATGCAGGAGATCGGGCTGCCCTTTGCGTATCATCACTTCGCAGAGGGTGAAAGCCCGGATCCTCCGTTCACGCTGTTTCTGTCTCCCGGTGAAAATACATTCGGTGCGGATAACCTGATGTATGTCAGCTTCAAGCGGCTGCATATTGAACTGTACACCGATGAAAAATCCCCGGATGCGGAGGAGCGTGTGGAGGAAGTGCTGCATCAGCACAACATTTATTATACAAAATCCGAAACATGGATCGAGAGCGAACGGCTCTATGAGGTCCTGTACACATTGGAGGTATGAATATGGCTCTGAAGAAAAACAAGGTCAAGTTCGGTCTGAACAAGGTTCACTGGGCAAAGATCACAGCATGGAGTGATGACGGTGTTCCGACATTTGCAACGCCTGTGCGTCTGCCCGGTGCTGTTTCGCTGAGCATTGACGCAAACGGCGAGAACGACAACTTCTACGCCGATAACACCGTTTACTACGTTATCAACAACAACGCAGGCTATGAGGGTGACCTCGAAATTGCTCTCATCACCACCGATTTCGCAACCGATATCCTCGGTGAACAGCTCGACAGCAAGGGTGTCCTTGTGGAACGCAACGATGCCGAAACATCGCAGTTCGCGCTTTTGTTCGAGTTTGACGGAGATAAGAATCACATCCGTCATGTGCTGTACTGCTGCTCTGCATCCCGTCCTGCAACTGAGGGTCAGACCACTGAGGAGAGCAAGGAGGTCAAGACAGAGACACTGTCGCTGAAGGCTTCTGCGCTGCCTTCCGGTCTGGTAAAGTCCAAGACCTGTGAAAGCACAGATGAGACCACCTACAACAACTGGTACAACGCCGTCTATATCCCGATTGCAGCAACCACCAACAACAGCACCGGTACACGTTCGACAAGCAGCACCAAGGGCGGCAGCACAACCGCAGCAACCACTACTGACTGATTCGGAGGAGAACGAATATGGCTATCAAAAAAATCATTACTGTTGACGGTATCGAGGTTCCTTTCAAGGCGAGCGCAACACTGCCTCGCCTTTACCGTGCAAAGTTCCGCAAGGACATCTTCAAGGATTTCTCTGCGCTGAAGGATTCTGTTGACGAGAGCGATGAGGAGAATTCCGGTCTCGGTATCGAGAGCCTTGAGGTTTTCGAGAATATCGCATGGACAATGGCCAAGCACGCCGATCCGGAAAATGTGCCGGACAGCCCCGACGAGTGGCTCGAACAGTTCAATACCTTCTCCATCTACGAAGTGCTGCCGCAGCTTTTTGAACTCTGGGGCGTGAATCTTGAGACGCAGGCGGAGTCAAAAAAAAATCTCGCCCAGTTGACCGCGAGATGACAACGCCGTTGTTCCTTCTCCGATGTGTGCAGATCGGGCTGAGTTTATCTGACCTTGATCTGCTCACCATCGGAATGGTCAACGAAATGTTCATTGAAAAGGATAATGATGATATTTCATATGAATACAAGGCAACGCAGGATGACTTCGACTCCTTCTGATACCCGTATCCGTGTATTGCGGAGCATATTACAGACTCTTTGTGGACTGCTTATATACTCTTTCGGCGTGTATCTGACCATTGCAGCGAATATAGGGCTGGCACCGTGGGACTGCTTCTGCATGGGAATATCACAGTATACACCGCTGAACTACGGCAGCACTATGGTGCTGGTATCTGTCGCGGCAATTCTGATACAGCTTCTGTTCCAGGAACGCATTGGTTTTGCAACGATTCTCGATGCACTGATTACCGGACGACTCACGCAGTTGTTCATCGACATTTCCCCGTATCCCGAAAACCATAGTACGCTGCTCGGAATCGTTCTGCTGTTAATCGGCTTTCTGATTATTGATCTCGGCATCTATGTGTATATGTCGGCGGAACTCGGCAGCGGTCCGAAGGACGGTCTGATGATTGTTATGGGCAAAAAGCTGCCGAAAATACCCATCGGCATGATCGGGGTACTGCTGTGGTCGGTAGTTACACTGATCGGTTGGATGCTTGGCGGCTCTGTCGGTATCGGAACACTGCTGTCTATTTTCGGTGCGGGTTTTATCATGCACATCTTTTACGATGCCATAGGATTTGAGCCGAGGAAGCTGAAACACAAAAGCCTGAAAGAGACATTGAAGTCTCTCTCAGGCAAATGCTTTTAGTCTATATGCTGCTGTAACCACGCTAATAAATATGCCTCGTCAAATTCACCCGCAGCAATGCCGAGTATAAGATGGATAAGTTCTAAGTCCTCATATTGCAGTTCAATATGATTGACTGCAAGAAAGACAAGCATAGCGTGTGTACCAATTCTTTTATTACCGTCTACAAAAGGATGATTTTTTATAAGCCCGAATCCAAGGCGGGATGCTTTTTCAAGAAGAGACGGATATAACTCGTCACCGCCGAATGTCTGAAACGGAGCATTTATAGCTGAATCAAGCAGCCCTTCATCACGAATCTCCACAGAGCCGCCTGATTCGGCTATTAATGCTCTGTGGAGCATCATGATCTGTTCTTTCGTTAGTCGTTTCATTTGGCGAGTTCCTCATAGATAGCGGCATTTCTTGCAAGCAGTCTCTTGGAGATCTCTGCGACCTCATCGCTGTCTGCATCCTGCAGTGCATCAGCTTCCTGAAACTCCACCACAAGATAGCGAGGAGTGTTATTTTTCAGGATAACAGCGGAGCCGAACTGATCTACCAGTCTTGCAACCTTGGAAAAATTCTGGTTAGCTTCGGTCATCGAAACAATAGTGTTGGTATCAATTTTCATGCTAACACCTCCCACTTATAGTATACCACACTTTTAGGATAAATTCAACCTATTTTTCAGATTTTTTTGTAAGGAAGGCAGGTGATCCGCATGGCAAACAGAATCAAGGGTATTACCGTTGAGATCGGCGGCGATACCACGAAACTCAGCAAAGCCCTTGAAGGTGTCAATAAGAATATCAAAAACACGCAGACACAGCTCAAGGATGTGGAAAAGCTGCTGAAGCTCGACCCGACCAATACGGAACTGTTGTCGCAGAAACAGCGATTGCTTGCCGATGCCGTATCATCGACCAGTGATAAACTCGAAACGCTGAAAAAAGCCAGCGAACAGGCCGCCAAAACCAAAGACAATTACGATGCGTGGAAAGCAAAGTATGACCCTATCAAGCAGAAAATCGGTGAGACTGAAACAAAACTCAAGGAATTGAAAGAGCAGAGCAAGATCGCCGATGAACAGCTTTCCAAAGGTGAGATCTCGCAGGAGAAGTACGATGCCCTGCAAAATGAGATCAAACAGACCACCGACGAACTGAACGGCTTGAAACAGCAGGCAAAGGATGTGTCAGATGAATTCGGTCATCCGATCCCCCCGGAGCAGTACGACGCCCTTCAGCGTGAAATTGTCGATACGGAACAGGAACTGCAAAACCTGCAGCAGGAAGCCGCAAATTCTCAGACAGCACTTGTAAAGATCGGTGAAGCGGGAGCATCTATCGAAAAGGTCGGCGACAAAATCGCTACAGTCGGCACAAATCTGACAAAATATGTAACTGTGCCGATCCTTGGACTCAGTACTGCTGCGGTCAAAACGACAGCGGATTTTGATGCATCTATGAGCAAAGTCTCTGCTGTATCCGGTGCTACCGGTGAGGACTTAGAGGCGCTGCGTGCAAAAGCCCGTGAGATGGGTTCTCAGACAAAATTCTCCGCATCGGAAGCCGCCGACGCTATGAACTACATGGCTATGGCAGGCTGGAAAACCGAGGATATGCTGAACGGTGTCGAGGGTATTATGAACCTCGCTGCAGCTTCCGGTGAAGACCTCGCTACAACATCGGATATTGTCACAGACGCTCTGACGGCGCTCGGTATGAGCGCGGATGATTCTGCACATTTCGCAGATATCCTTGCAGCAGCATCTTCCAACGCCAATACCAATGTGTCTCTCATGGGCGAATCCTTCAAGTATGTTGCGCCGATCGCCGGTTCTATGGGAGCGTCTGCGGAAGACCTGTCTATCGCACTCGGCCTTATGGCTAATTCAGGTATCAAAGGTTCTCAGGCTGGTAACAGTCTGAAAAACGCTCTTGTAAACCTCACAAAGCCGACAAAACAGCAGGCTGCCGCTATGCAGCAGCTCGGTTTTATCAGCACTGAAACAATTCAGAAAATCGACTTTGAGAAGGTCGAGAAGGCAGAGCACGCTGTTGAGGATGCGACGATCTCACTTGATAATGCACAGGTAAAACTGAACGATGCGATCAGCAAGTACGGCGAAGGCAGCTCACAGGCTCAAATCGCAAGCAACAACTACGAAAAAGCACAGCTGAAACTTGCCCGTGCGCAGGAGGCACTTGCCAAAGAACAGGAAGGCGTCTCAAAGGAGATCGCCGGGGCAAATACACTCATGACCGACGCAGACGGCAATATGCGGTCGCTCGGAGATATCATGGGTATACTCCGTGAGAAAATGGGCAAGGTCAATGTAGAACTGACAGATGCAGAGGGCAACGCACGTGATTTCGATGATATCGTTGCGGAACTGTCTACGACTACAGAGGGTCTTGCACAGGCAGAGCAGATGCAGGCGGCAGCCGCTATCTTCGGTAAACAGAATATGGCGGGTATGCTTGCGATCATCAATGCCAGCGAGGAGGACTACAACAAGCTCTCTACTGCTATTTACGGCTGTGAAGGCTCTGCAAAGGGCATGGCAGACACTATGCAGGACAACCTCGCAGGTCAGATCACGATTCTGAAATCACAGTTGCAGGAGCTTGCAATCAGCTTCGGTGAGATCCTGATGCCTGCGATCAGGTCTATTGTCAGCAAGATTCAGGCTCTAATTGATAAATTTAATGCAATGTCTCCGGCAACGAAGGAGACTATCGTGAAAATTGAACTTGTGGCGGCGGCACTGGGACCGCTGCTTCTTGTTATCGGCAAAACAATGGTCGGTATCGGCAAGCTGATGCAGCTTGTAGCGAACCTGCCTTCCATGATCGCAGGCGCAAAAGCCGCCTTTTCATCCTTCGGCGCAGCCATTGGCGGTATATCCGCACCCGTAGTCGCTGTCATTGCGGTCATTGCCGCTTTGGTAGCGGCTTTTGTGCATTTGTGGCGCACGAATGAGGACTTCCGAAATAAGATCACTGCGATCTGGGAGCAGATCAAGAGCATCTTTTCCGGCTTCTGTCAGGGCATCGTTGACCGAATCAATGCGTTGGGCTTCGACTTCAAAAATATCACCGAGGTCATCAAGGCTGTATGGGACGGGCTCTGCAAATTCCTGAAACCGGTCTTTGAGGGGCAGTTTCAGCAGATTGCAAATATCTTCAAGGCTGTGACAGACATTATCCTGAGTGTTCTGGATATTTTCGTCGGTATCTTTACCGGCGATTGGAACAGAGTGTGGGACGGAATCAAGGGTATCTTTTCTGCTGTATGGAATTTCATCAAGGATACGCTGAAAAATGCGCTGAATATGATCTGCGGTATTTTCGGTACAGATCTTGGTGAAGTAAAAGACTTCTGGGTAGGCGTCTGGACGAGCATCAAGAACTTTTTTGTCAATATCTGGAACGGCATCAAAAGCTTTATTACCGGTATTCTGAACGGTATCAAAAACTTCTTCACTACGATCTGGACGGGTATCAAGAACTTCTTTGTCGGCATATGGACATCTATTTACAACAGTGTTGCTGAGAAAATCAACCTGATTAAGACGGTTATTACTGTTGTCTGGAATGCGATTCATACTGCTATCAGCACGGTGCTGAATGCGATCTGGTCGGTTATCACAACTGTATGGCAGACCATCTATGACTTTATCTCTCCGCTGCTAGATGCTTTCAGGTATCTGTTTGAGACGATTTTTGAAGCGATCCATGTGATTATTTCTCGTGTTATGGACTGGATCCACGAAAAGATCACCACCACATGGGAGACCATTAAGGCGGTCGTAACTATCGTTCTTGAGGGTATCAAGACATTTTTTGAGACGATCTGGAACGCGATCTCTACCACTGTCAGCACGGTAATGGATACCATTTCCAATGTGATCTCAACCGTATGGAATGCGATCTCCGGCTTCATCTCTGGTATTCTGAACACCATCTGGTCGGTGATCTCTTCTATCTGGGAGAGCATTAAGAATCACATCACCAATACGCTGAATGCGATTCATGCAGTCGTATCTGCGGTGTGGAATGCGATCAGCGGATTCATATCATCCGTGCTTAATGCAATCTCCACTACGATATCCAACATCTGGAACGGCATCAAAAATACAGTCAGCACTGTCATGAACGCAATAAAAAACACTGTCTCCAATATCTGGAACAGTGTGAAATCAGCGGTCACCGAAAAGATAACAGCAATTAAAGACACTATCGTCAACGGCTTCAACGCTGCGGTGAATTTTATCAAAAACCTCGGCTCTCAGGCATTCCAGTGGGGCGCAGATATCATCAACAACATTGTCAGCGGTATCAAAAACTGTATCGGCAAGGTAGCGGATGCAGTAAAGGGTGTAGCAAACAAGATCAAATCTTTCCTGCACTTCTCCGTGCCGGATGAGGGACCGTTAGCTGATTTTGAGAGCTGGATGCCTGACTTCATGCAGGGACTTGCCGACGGTATCAATCAGAACGCAGGTGTTGTCGGGGATGCGGTCAACGGCTTTGCAGGCAATCTTGCGGAAACGATCAGCACTGTTATCAAAAATGCTCTGTCCAATGTTGTCACAGCGGTGCAGGGCTTCATGGAACAGGTCTTTGATACTGTCAAAACCGTCTGGGCGAATGCGAATACGGCAATTGATGCGACCATGTCACAGATCAAAAACGGCATCACTTCCGGCTGGAAAGCTGTTGTATCTGTGGTCACTACTGCGCTTGACAACATCAAAAAAGTCATTGCAACGACATGGAAAGCGGCTGCATCTGTTATCGAGGCAGCACTGAACGGGATCAAAAAGATTGTGACTGCGGTCTGGACAGCAATGAAAACGCTCATCAATACCGGACAGCTTGACATCAAAAATGTGATCTCGACAACGTGGAATGCTGCGAAAGATGTAGTAAATACTGCTCTGAACGGTATAAAAGCCGTGGTGCAGTCTGTCTGGAATGCGATGCCCGACATTGTGCGGAATCCGATGAATCAGGTAAAGGACGCTGTGCTGTCTATCTGGGATAATATCCGGAACGGCATCGGTGAAAGGCTCGGCGGTGTGCGTGATGCAGTCAACAATGCAATGAGGGCTGTCTATGATGCGGTCATGGACAAGGTCAACAGTTCATGGTCGTGGGGACGCGACCTCATGCAGAACCTTATCAACGGTCTGAACTATATGCTCGGCAATCTCATCAATACGGTTGCTGACGTGGCACGAGCAATCAGTGATTATCTGCACTTCTCGGTGCCTGACAAGGGGCCTCTGACAGAATTTGAAAGCTGGATGCCTGACTTCATGAAGGGACTGGCTGACGGTATCAACAAGAGCAAAAAGTATGTCGAGAAGGCGATTTCCGGTGTTGCGGATGCCATGACCATTGCGATGAATTCCGATTTCAATGTGGATATGTCCGGTGTGACCGGTGCGATGGTAGGTGCAGGCGGCACGACTGTGGTCAACAACTACAATAACGACAACAGCCGCACAGTGAATCAGACCAATAATAGTCCGAAATCGCTGTCACGGCTGGAGATTTATCGTATGACGCGCAATGCGCTGAATGTGTGACGGGGTGGGCTTTTGCCTGCCCCTCGTACTTACTATGATTATTTTGCTTCTTTTCTTTTCAGAATGAAAATGCACATAATCAAAAAACCAATTCCGTATCCCAGCGGTGCAATATACCAAAGAGAATCGGAGAAGAAACTTCCGATAAATCCACACAAGCATAGGATACCACAAGTGACGGAGAAGATTCTTATTGCTTTGTCTTTAATTCCAAGAAATAGTGTGATGAAAGCTGCCCCCATAAAAAAGCCCCATGCAACATAATCTATCGTCATTTCTATACTCGGAAAAGCTCCTATTTTGAAATAATCAGGGACAGTAGTTCCTTGTGATTCAAGTTTTCTGATAACACCAATGCTTGTAAAATGTGCAACAGATGTAAGAAATACTGTTCCTGACAAAGAAATAGTCATTAATCTGCGGAGAAGCGGTTTGATTTTGAATTCGTCAGCAATCACCAAGAAAGCAATCAACATAACGATAGCACCAATCACTGTCATGGATTCCCATAGTGTCAATGCAAAATTGGTATGCGTGATCAGAAACAACATCATTGATATGAAATATGCAATTTCTCCAATAATACCGGAAATAGCTGCTCTTTTGAGATTTACTTTCATATTTAACCACCATCTCTATTGTACTTGTTACATATTCCTATTATACATCAATTACAAAGAAAAGTAAAGGCGGTGATATAATGTTTTTCAGCCTTATCTTAGAAAATACAGCCGGAGATCAGCTCGACATGACAACGACCGCAAACCAGTATATGACCTCAAAGATCGAGGGGCTTTCTCCTCCGCCTGGCACGATCAGCACCTCCTCCTACGCAGGCATGGACGGCAGCTACCTGAACAACGCCTTTATCGAAAAACGTAATGTGGTCATTCACTTTGAGATGCGAGGTGTTGGGGTGGAAGCCCGACGTCACCAGCTTTACAAGGTGGTGAAGCCAAGCAGATATGTGAAAGTATATTACCGCACCGCAGGCATAGATGTTTTCACCGAGGGCTATGTGGAGACTTGCGAGGTCAGTAACTTCGAGCAGCTTGTCACGGGTCAGATCTCAATTCTCTGTCCGGATATCTACTGGTATTCTACGGAATCCGTCATGGCGTACTATTCGCAGATCACGGGCGCTTTCACGTTCCCGTTCCCGACCGAGAGCAACCCAGAGCCGTTTGTGCTGGGTAAATTCAACACACAGAACATCATGGAGATCATCAATGATGGTGACGAGATCGGCTTTACCTTGCAGATTGAAGCACTCGCCGATGTCCGTTCTCCCACGCTGTACAATGCGGATACCGATGAATATTTGCAGATCACAGGAGATATTCTCGCAGGCGACATCATTACTGTGACGACAAAGACGGGTCATAAGACGGTCACGCTTGATCGTGGCGGTGTGAAAACAAACATCATCAACCGGCTTGTGTCAGGCTCAACCTGGCTGACGCTGCGTGAGGGCAAAAACCGCTTCTATCTGCGTGGAACAGGTCTGCAAAATCTGAAAGTGACCATCGTCCACACAAACGCTTATCTGGGGGTGTGATATATGCAAATCGAAGTGTACAGAATGGACGCTGAGGCAGACAGCCTGACGATCACCCTCGAAGCGGTGTGTGACAGCTTTTCCTCGCTCCTGTGGGATATTGAGTATTATCAGTGCGGCAGCTTTGAGGTGTATATCGCAGCCAATCCCGAGAATATCTCTATTTTTCAGACCGGACGCATCGTGGGCAGAGATGATGACAGTCAGCATTTCGGCATTATTGAGTCGGTGCAGATCGATACTGATGCTGAAAACGGCGACTACCTGACAGTGCGAGGGCGCTTCCTCATGTGCCTGCTGGAGCGCCGAATCATCAATCCGACACTCTCTATTACAGCAGATACGGAGTATTCAGATATTGTCCGGAATGCTGTGGTGCTGAATGCGATACAGCAGGATAACCGTCGCATTCCCGGCTTATCACTCGGCTCAGTTTCCGGTAGCTGTTGGGAGCAGACAACGACGTTGCAGGTATCCTATGAAAATCTCATGGAATGGGTATACACCATCTGCGAGAAAATCGGCGGCACAGCGAATATCCGTCTTGTAAAGGACGTTGATGAGACATACAAAATGGTGCTTGACCTCTCGGAGGGAACTGACCGTAGTCTGATGCAAGATGACAATCCACATATCATTTTCTCCGACGCCTACAGCAATCTATTGTCATTCTCATACGCTTCGGATACTGCAATCACACGCAATTTCGCCTACATCTACGGTCACGGTGAGGGTTCGGAGCGAAAACATACCACATATTGTGTTTCTGATGAGCCCACATACCTTGACCGTTATGAGTTGTATGTGGACGCCAAAGATATCTCAGAAGAGGAACAGGTCGAGGGCGAGACAGTGCCTATTCCCGAAGAGCAATATATCGAGCTGCTGAAGACAAGAGGCTCGGAAAAGCTGGTCGATCCGAAAACTGCATCAGAGTCGGAGATTGCAGCGGACAGCACGCAATATGTGTATAACCGTGACTATTTCGTCGGTGACTATGTGACCGTGGAGCATAAGCGTTTCGGAATGATTCAGCCGAAAGTGCAGCTTATCGGTATGATAGAAGCGTTTGACCAGAACGGGCGCAGCCTGACACCGACTTTCAGAAAGGAATGATATTATGGCATTTTCATGCGGCTTTTTCAATTCAAAAGGTCTTGACAGAACCTATACAGCTGAGAGCTTCACAGAGTATCTCAGTAGCATCATCTGCAACGGTATTCTCGACACCTACGGTCAGATGTTCAGGCTGACAGCGGCAAGCAGTGGTCTGAAAGTAATTCTCGGTACTGGTAAGGCGTGGATCGACGGGCATTATTTCGTTAACGACTCCCGCTACACAATTGACCTTACAGAGTATCAGGATGAGTCGCTGCCGCGTTATGTGGCAATTGCGATTCTGCTCGATGTCGGAGAATCGGTACGAAATGTATCTCTTGAGATAACGCCCGGTACACCTGCGGAGAATCCGAGTCTGCCGTCACTGCCGACAGATGAATATAAAACAAGACTTCTCATGTATGCGGTTCGTCTGAATCCGGGTGCTACCGACCTTACAGAGCGTGACTGGTATGATTACCGTGAGGATGCAAATGTCTGCGGATACTGCAAGTGCATCCTCGGCAAATGCAAGGTCACGGAACTGATGTCACAGATGGCACAGCTTATCGCAGAGGTGCAGGAAAACAATGAAACAATCGAAGAACTTACCAACAAAGTGGACGAGCTGACCGCAGAGGTTGAAGATATCGGAGATGTTATCGATGCCGGAAAATGCGGCGATAATATCTACTATGTGCTGTACTCCAATGGTAAACTGCTCCTGAAGGGTACGGGAGACATGTATGATTATGATAATCCGCTCAATCCCACCGGAAACGACTCTCCGTTCTTCAATAATCAGAATATCAAGAATGCGGTTGTTTCCGAAGGTATCACAGATATCGGTGAGTATGCATTCCGTTACTGCGACGAGCTTGAAACGGTATCTCTGCCAGGAACGCTGACGAAAATCAGCAATTTTGCATTTTATCCGCATCAGGATCCGGCGGCAACGCCGACTGTTACACACGAACTTAAGGCTGTGACTATTCCAAGCAGTGTGACAGAGATCGGCTACTGCGCCTTTGCGGGTAACAGGCTTACAACCGTTACAGTTCCGAGTACCGTAACAACAATCGGAGAGCGTGTCTTTACGGCTTGCGCCAATCTGACAACAGTACGCTATGAAGCACCTGTGATCAATGAGTTTATGTTCGTCAACTGCAACCGGCTTGTAAATCTTACACTTGCAAGGACGGTGACGGAAATTAAATCGCATTGTTTCAATTACTGTCATGACCTTACAGAAATCACTTATGAAGGCAGTCTGGCAGACTGGGCAGCGGTCACAAAGCGCAGCAACTGGGATGCACATGGCGGTTCGATCAGCCCGACCAATCTGACAAGAATCAATTGTCTGGACGGATTTATGGAATGGGATGAAGAGAACCATGAGTGGAAGGTTGGTGAAGAATAATGTGGAAATTCCTCGTAAAAAATCAGAGCATTGAGATCGTGGAGCGTGAGATTCTCGCAGACCACCAGATCCAGTATGTGCAGTTCAAATTCAATTTTGACGGAGACTGGAAGCATTTTCACAAGGTCGTGCAGTTTTCGCAGTGTGATGAGGTGTATTCCGTTGTTCTCGGCACAGAGGGAACGACCTTGTATCTGCCTGCGGAGCTTCACGCAGGTGCGGCAAAAATGGCTGTGTTCGGCTATGATACGGAATCGGATACAACTGTGAGAGCTACAACAGTTCCGGTTACACTGAATATCCGTGAATCCGGTTTTGAGGGTGATGATCCGCCGATCCCGCCGACACCCGATCTGTATACACAGCTTCTGAAGCGTATCGAGGATGCAGAGCACGGTCTTGACGGCAAATCTGCCTATGAAATTGCTGTGGATCACGGCTATGTCGGTACTGAGGAGGAGTGGCTGGAAAGTCTGAAGGGCAAGGATGGAATCACGCCGGATATGTCGGAGTACCCGAAAACATCTGAGGTCACGACCATTATAGAGCGTGAGATCGCACCTGTTGCAGAGGAGGCACACAGTCACGATAACAAAGATACGCTCGATGCGATCACACCGGAATTGCTCTCTGATCTTTCAGGTTTGCAGCAGTTTGAGGACAGCACCACCTATGAGATTCAGACGCTTAATGAAGCGGTGGAGAACCTCAGACCGAGTACGCACAGCCATGCGAACCTCGATGTGCTGAATGCCCTGACAGATGCACTGCTTTCTGACCTTCAGGGCTTACAGCAGTTTGAGGATGCAACCAACTATGATATCCACGATATCCGTGAGGCTCTGCTTCCTATTAGCTCTGCGGCGCACACACATAACAACAAGGATGTACTGGATACCATCACAGAGCAGTATATGCGAGATGAAGCCGCTTTCCATGCACAGACAGCAGACGCTCTGCATGGGCTGTCTACCGGACTGAGTGAGGTTTCTGCGCAGGCACACTCTCACACCAACAAGGCGGTACTGGACAGTATTACACAGGAGATGCTCGATGATATTGCTTCTATCGGAACAGTAGTCGGGCAGGCGCACTGGCATCACAACCTCACAACGCTGAACAGTATCACAGAATCCCACGTTACACGATGGAATGATGCGTATACAACAGCTATGAATCTGACTGAACGTGTCGGAGTCAATGAGGGCGTGTTCGAGCGTTTCAAGACGGAAATCCTCTATGATATGCAGGGCGCAAGGACTTCTATCTCGGATATTTACACCCGCCTTTCAGCAGTTGAGGAAGCCCTCTCCAGCGTTGAGACAGCACTTGCAGCTATTGTGGAGGTGAGCGAATGAGTATCGGAAACTATCTGACTGCTCTCGATGAGCAGAGGGATGCTTTAGCCCGAAATCTTGTGACAATGGGCGTACAGGCTTCGGAGACAGAAAAACTGAATACGCTTGTGCCGAAAGTGCTGCAGATCCCGCAGACAAAGCCTGGTGTCACGCTGTTCAGGGCTTCCATCGACACACTTCATGATTACGGCGAATCTGTGTACACCTTCTATAACGACGGCTATCGCTCCCTTGCAGGCTTCACAGAATCCTATCCGCATTTCTGCTGTGAAGAAAATGAATATGCGATCTACTACAATCAGCCGGACTTCAACTGGGGACAGAGCATTTACACGATGTGCGTTGAACCTGTTCACATCAGCAGCAACAGAAAGATCATGCTGAGTTATAAGTCGGGCGCAACGGATATCGGTGAGATGTGGCTCGTTCCGAAAAATAATACCGGACTTTCTTCAGCTGAGACTGCAAGGTATATCTATGAGGCTATCCAGAATCACAGTGCTATTTCTGTTCCGTTCGGCTGGCTCGGTACTGTGGGCAACTATGTCAATGTACTGCATGAGTGCAGTAACATTCCTTCGGGAGAGTATTACCTTGCATGGAAAGCAGTCACCGACAATACCAGTCCGATGATCCGCGCTGTGAAGATAGTGGATGTGACAATTTGAAAGGATGATTGAATGAAAGAAAATATCTGTACAGCCGCCGGGGTGATCGGCGGTTTTTTTGCGGCGCTGCTAGGAGGGTGGGATTCAGCATTGGCAACACTCCTCATTTTCATGGCAATCGACTTCACAACCGGACTGATCACCGCATCTATGGGCAGAAGCAAGCACAGCAAGACCGGCAGGCTGAGTTCAAAGGCGGGCTGGGTCGGTCTTGCAAAGAAGTTCTGCATTCTGCTCATGGTGGTTGTGGCTGTCCGTATGGATATCATGATCGGTACCACATATATCCGTGACGCGACCTGCATCGGCTTCTGTGTGAATGAGCTGCTTTCTATTATTGAAAACACCAGTTTGATGGGTATCCCGTATCCGCCTGCAATTAAAAAGGCTATCGAGGTGCTTCAGAAGAGAGCGCAGCACATTGACGATGATATTCAGGAAATGATCGATGAATTGGAAGACGGCGATAAAAAGTAATGCAGCCGATCACTCGACTGCATTATAAAGGAGATGGTGTATTAAAGATTGATCTTGAAATCAGGTGAACCTTCACCGTTTACAGTGAAGTATGCCACACCCTCTTCGGGCTTGACATAAACACGGAATTCGGTTACAGCCTTACGCTTATGCGTGGACTTGTATGCCTTATATGCTTTTGCAGCAATATCCGAGATATCGTACTCTGCATCTCCGACCTGAACAAGTGTGGAAAAAACAGGCTCTGCCTTTTTGTCCGTCTTTTTCACTCTCGGCTTGCGTGTAGTCTGAACAATATCCTTTGACGGATCATCGGATGCCGGGAACGGTGTTGTAGGTGCAGGAGCATTGATAAGCTCTTTCAGTTCGCCAGGCGCAAGCGTAGCAACCTTTACGATATCATGCTTTTCGGGCTCAGTCTTTTTCGCAGCAGGCTTTCTGCCTCTCTTTTTTACAAGCTTCTCAGCAGCCGGTGCATCAGCAACAGCAGGAGTTTCTGCAACAGCAGCCTCAACAACTGCATCTTCAACTTTCCTCTTGCGTGTCGTTTTCTTAACAGTATCGGTTTTCGGGTTTGCAGGTTTTCTTGGCATTGTTCATGCACCTCCGTGTTTTTTCTCATTATAGCATTTTTATAATCTGCTGTCAAGCCTATATACCGCGATTATTCGCAGAAAGGACAAGAAAATGATCAGAAAATATGAATATGGTGACACTACACAGATCACCCAACATTTCAATGCAAAAGAGTTCCGCTGTAAGTGCGGAAAAGAGCACGAGTTCAGTGTGTCCGATGAACTGGTGCAAAAGCTGGAACAGCTGTATGCCGCCCTCAACTGTTCTAAGATCATTGTGACTTCCGGCTTCAGATGTTCCGCTCACGACAAGGCGGTGAAGGGCAGCGGCACCGGACAGCATACACTCGGCAATGCTGCTGACATCTGCTGCTACGGGCAGGACGGACAGCCAATTTCCTCTAAAACTGTCTGCTGCAAGGCGCAGGATATCGGTTTCAGAGGTATCGCAAACATCACAGCCGCATATCAGTATACACATGTTGATGTCCGTTCCGGCAAGAAGTGGTACGGCGATGAAGTCCACGGCAACAACTCTGTGACCGATGATTTCTACAAGTATTTCGGGGGTGAGGATATGAAGGGCATTGATGTAAGTGTACACAACGGCGATATCGACTGGGGTAAGGTCAAAGCAGACGGCATCGACTTTGCCATCCTGAGAGCTGGCTACGGCAGACTGGCATCGCAGAAGGATGAGAAGTTCGAGCAGAACTACTCAGGTGCAAAGGCCGCTGGCATTCCGGTCGGCGCATACTGGTACTCCTACGCCATGACTCCGGAGGAAGCGGAACTGGAAGCCGATGTGTTCCTTTCTGTTATCAAAGGAAAGCAGTTCGAGATGCCCGTCTATTTCGACCTTGAGGAAAAGAAGCAGTTCGACCTCGGCAAGGAATCGGTCTCCGCGATCATGCGTGCGTTCCTCAAAAAGGTTGAGGGTGCAGGCTATTTTGTTGGCCTGTACGGCTCTGCTTCTTCGTTGACCACGCATACAGCCGATGATATCAAGTCCTGGTACACGATCTGGTTGGCACATTGGGTCGAACAGACCAATTACAGTGGCACATACGGTATCTGGCAGCATTCTGAGAAGGGCAAGGTCGCCGGCATCAACGGCAATGTGGATCTGGATATCTGCTATAAGGATTTCCCGACTACTATCAAGAGCAAAGGGCTGAACGGCTGGGGTAAGGCAGAGCCAACTTCAACGCCTGCACCCGATAAGCCCGATACCACCGTGACCGCTACCATCATGATTGGCACGGAAACCTACAAGGGCACGCTTATGAAGGAGTAAAACAATAGGGCAGAGGTAGTTCTCTGCCCGGTACATACTGTGACAACTCAGAATTTGTCAGCCGGTTATTTGAGCTTTAGTAGGTCCCTTTGAATTACCGCTTACTTCTACGGAATGACCGCCGAATGCTCCTCCGTCCGTATAGTATACGATATACCGACCGGTGCTCCTCATATCTATACCTTCCGGAACTAATAGCGAATAAAACTCTTCTTCGGTAATGTGTGCTTCGCCTTCTTCATCTGCCCATTCATTTGCAAGAGAAGTGAGCTTTTCTGCTGCGAAACGGCGCATTTTCTCATCATGAGCTTTGAAATCCTGAACAAAAGCTTCGAGTTTGGAAACAGTTTTTGTAGCGCCATCGCTGTTGTCGATGCTGAATTCAATTTTATGTCCCATATATTCAAAAGTCCCGTCAAAACTGTTGTACCTCTTGTTGAGCAGCAGGTCTCCGAACAGTTTTGTCTGAAGATATACAGGACGGTCACGTTCCTCAACATATGCAGCATATAGCTGTTCCAAAAAAGGCTCGTTGTCTGCAATGCCGAGGACCTCAATCGGGTACAGAACGACATTTTTCTTCTGCATTGCAGCACGGATATGATAAACGACACCGCCTTTGAACAGTTTTTTGTATAATTCCGTATCGTGTTCCTCAGGAGTCATTTCCCAAAAAACAGCATCCTTTCCACTGTATTGCTCACCCGTGGTCAGGTCTATGTGTCCGAGAACGGTTCTTGAAGTTTTATAATTCGTTTGTTTACCGTTGATTGTCTGACTGTAGCAGTTCTGTTCATCGTCGGTGGTGATGATCAGATATTCATGTGCCTCTTCGTTCCAATAAGGCTTATTTTCTTCATCGACTTTGCCAAAGCCTACTGTATAAGGATAATTCATTTTTAACCTCCGAATTCCTGCATTGTATTTTTCTTCCGGTTGATTATTTCTTACAATGCATAGATTAATAAATTCCGATTTGTAGGGGAGATTAGATTGCCCCTGTCTGTTTTCATTATACATCTCATCCCGGAAAAAGTCAATGTGCTATGCCCACATAGCCATACATTTATACATATCCATGCTAACAGAAACGGAGGTATGCTATGGAACAGCAGAAAATCATTGACGAGATCAATTATTTCAGAGCGCAGACAATCACAAGAGCGCTGTTTGAAAGCGGCATGATCACAACTGACGAATGTGACAAATTAACGGAGCTGAACCGCGAATCTTTCTCACCGATGTTGGCGGACTTATTACCGAAAACACTTGAAAAATCGTCAAACCAGAGTTAATATAGTGTACTGACAAAAGGAGGTAATGCCATGATCATAAGAAAAATCGATGCACAGGAACCCGTTGCCGCAAAGAAACTGCGTGTGGCCGCTTACTGCCGTGTCAGTACTGAGAACACTGACCAGAAGGAGAGTCTTGAAGCCCAGAAAACTCATTATGAATCATGGATCAAACGGCATTCCGACTGGGAATTTGCAGGCGTGTTCTATGATTTCGGTATCAGCGGAACAAAGGCAGATTCCCGTGACGGCCTTCAGGCACTTCTGTATGCCTGCCGTACAGGAAGCATCGACTATGTGCTGACAAAATCGATCAGCCGTTTTTCCCGTAATACTGCTGACTGCCTGTCGCTGGTGCGGGAACTGTTATCCTGCAATATCCCAATCTACTTTGAAAAGGAAAACATTGACACCGGCTCGATGGATAGTGAACTGATCCTGTCAATGCTCAGCAGCATGGCGCAGAATGAATCGGAGTCGATCTCCAAGAACGTGAAATGGTCGATACAGCAGAGAATCGAAGCGGGAACCTTCAAATTCGGTTATCCGCCGTATGGCTATACAAAAGATGCCAACGGCAATTATGTCATCGAACCAACTGAAGCTGAAGTGATCCGCCTGATCTTTTCATCGGCTCTGAACGGAATGGGAACATACAAGATCGCTCAGATGCTTGAAAGCAGGAGGATTCCCACCCGCAAGGGCGGAAAATGGTCGGGCTCAACGATCAAAGGAATACTTGTGAACGAAAAATACTACGGCGCTGCCGCGTTTATGAAAACCTATACGGACAGCAGCTTTCGACGGCACAACAATCACGGTGAAGTTGACAGCTACTATGCGGAGGAGCATCATGAGCCGCTCATCAGCAGAGAGATGTTTGACAAGGTACAGCTTGTCCTGCAAAAGCATGCTGAAGAGCATAATATTGAAGCGGATGTCGGAAAGTATCAGAATAAGTATCCGTTTTCCGGCAAAATCATCTGCGGTGAATGCGGCGGTAAGTTCAAGCGGCAGACGCAGACCACCGGAATTGCGTGGGCTTGTACGACACACCTGTATGATAAGGCTTCCTGTTCTATGAAGTTCATAAAGGATGCGGCAGTCAAAGCGGCATTCGTGACCATGCTGAACAAGCTGATCTTCGGCTATCAGTTTATCCTGTCTCCGTATCTGGAAGCACTGAAACTTACCGATGCTGACGATCATCTCCTGAGTATAATGGATATTAAGGCAGCGCTGCAGAAGAATACGGACAGAAAGCAGGAGCTCAGAAAACTCCGTGTCGGAGGATTCCTTGACAGCGTAATGTATACACAGGAGCTGAGACGGATCGAACAGCAGAACGAGGAATACCGCGCTGCACTGAAAAATCAGGAAAAGACCGCTGTGAACGGAAGCATCAAGGAAACGGAAAAGCTGCTGCATTTCATAGAATCACTCGAAACACAGACAGAATTCAGCGATGAAGCTTTCACGGAATATGTGGACAGCATTATCGTCTATTCCCGCACAAGCATCGGATTTCGTCTGAAATGTGGACTGACACTGAAGGAGGAGTTATGTACGGGTACAGAATAATTGACGGAAAAGCAATGATTGATGAAACCGAAGCCTGTGCGATCAGAGCGATTTTTAGCGGGTATATTTCCGGCATGAGCCTGCGTGAGGCTGCAGAAAATGCCGGAAAGCCTATGGTTCACAGCATGGTGAAGCGCATCATCCGGAACATCTGCTATATCGGAGACGAGTTTTATCCTGCGATCGTCAGCAGGCAAACATTCACAAAGGCAAATGCCGAACTGATCCGCAGAGCTGAAAAGCATGGCAGCGGGAAACGGCTGAAAACACCGCCCGTCTATACAGAATTTACACTTGCTGAACCGGAAATGCAATATGACGATCCAATCGCACAGGCAGAATATGTGTACAGTTTGATAGGGGTGATAAAATGAACGTGATCAAAATTCCTGCAAAACCGCAGAAGGGCAACAATGCTTCCAAAACGGAGATAAAGAAGCTTCGTGTAGCGGCATACTGCCGTGTCAGCACGGACAATGAAGAACAGGCATCCAGCTATGAAAGCCAGATCCAGCACTATACAGAGTACATCAATTCAAAACCCGAATGGGAAATGGTCAGGGTATACGCAGATGAAGGTATCTCGGCGACCTCGACCAAAGGCAGAGAGGAATTCAATGCGATGATCGAGGACTGCAAAAAGGGTATGATCGACATGATCCTGACCAAATCTATCAGCCGATTCGCCCGAAATACCGTGGACTGCCTGAATTATATCCGTATGCTGAAGGGTATGAATATCCCTGTGTACTTTGAGAAAGAATCCATCAATACGATGGATACTAGGGGAGAAGTTCTCCTGACGATCATGGCGTCACTGGCGCAGCAAGAATCCGAATCCCTCAGTAAAAATACAAAAATGGGTATTCATTACCGATTTCAGCAAGGGAAAGTGATGGTGAACGCACGCAATTTCCTCGGCTACGACAAGGACGAGAACGGTCACCTAATCATAAACCAGGAACAGGCTGAGATCGTCAAACGCATTTTCAGAGAGTACCTTGAGGGGAAAAGCTGCAAGAAGATCGCGCAGGGCTTAGAGCGTGACGGCATCCTGACCTCCCGCGGGAAGGCAAAATGGCATGACACATCGATTCGTAAGATACTTGAAAACGAGAAGTATATGGGCGATGCGCTCCTGCAAAAGACCTGCACAGTGGACTTCCTGAACAAAAAGCGAGTGAAGAACACAGGTATGCAGCCGCAGTACTATGTCGAGGACGACCATGAAGCAATTATCCCGAAAGAGATATTTCTGATGGTGCAGGAGGAAATGGCACGGCGCAGTGAACAGAACGCCTGCTTTGGCAGACGGAAGAATTTCAGTGCAAACCACCCGTTCTCAAAAATCGTATTCTGCGCTGAATGCAGCGAGGAGTATCGCAGGATCCACTGGAATAATCGCGGCAAGAAGTCAGTCGTGTGGCGGTGCCTGACCAGACTGAAGCAGAAGGATCAGTGTCATGCAAGAACGGTCAATGAGGAGACGCTGATAGAAGCATTCCTTGATGCGCTCAATGAGATCGTGGGGAACAGCGATGATTACCTGACAAGGCTGAAAGAAAACCTTGAAACAGCGATCAACGAGGTACACCCGGAAAGTGTCGCAGCACTGGCGGCGAAAATGGCAAAGCTGCAGCAGGAGCTGATCGACAGAACAGAGCGCCATGAAAACTATGATGACATCACCGAGGAGATTCTGCGCCTGCGCGAACTTCAGGCACAGACAGCAATGGACGACAACGCAAAAACTGAACACAAGAAGCGTATCCGGGAACTGCTGAAATTTATAGAACGGCAGAAGAGCAAGGTTTGCATGTTTGACGGCAGTCTCGTAAAGAAGCTGCTTGAAAAAGTGACTGTATACGATGACTATCTGGAGTTTCAGTTCAAGTCCGGTGTGACGGTCAGCGTGGAAAAGTGAATATAGTAATATGATCCCCCTCATCAGGTAGGAAGTTGAGATAATTCTTGCCTGGTGAGGGGGATTTTTTGTTTTTGGGACTAACTAGTCCTGATTACTATTGACTTTCTTTATGCTTATACGAACAGGCAAAAGCACATTTCCTTGACCTCATGGTGACTGCTGAGGGCGAGGAGCGTGACCGAGCAGAGTGCATATACATTCAGCTCAAACATGGACTGTCAGAATGTTCGGACGAGGACGAATAAGCAACAAAGGCTTTGCCGAAATGCAGAGCCTTTTGCTTTGATCTCAAACGAACAAAATATATCCTTACCAGTTAAATTATCCTTTCTTCAATTGACAATCGACAGATATAATGTTATAATGAAGAAAAGAAGCCGCTGTCAGGCGGTTAAGGACGAAAAATGTGTCTGACGTTTCATATCTTAAGTTACCCCATTTGACATAAAGTCAGGAGGTTTAATTATGAAAAAACGTTTAACAGTCTTACTTACGACAATGCTGATGCTCTGTTCATGTGTATGTCCATTATTTGTCTTTGCAGTAGATACTGATGCTCCCGAATTTGACATTGAAAACGGAGTCCTTGTTAGATATAATGGTGCTGATAGTGATGTTGAGATTCCAGATGGTGTGACTGCAATCGGAGAATATGCATTTTACGATAAAAAGGTTCAACGTGTATCACTTCCGGATTCTGTCACAAAGATTGGTGATTCAGCATTTTCAAGATCTACTTTGACAGATATAAATTTTCCTGAAGGACTCCAATCAATAGGAAATGGTGCTTTTCAGAATACGTGGATTACAGAAGCGGATATTCCTTATGGAGTTACAGAAATACCAAGCGCCGTCTTTTTTAATTCTCGACTCACAAAGGTTACAATTCCTGATACCGTCACCCAAATAGGTGAGAGCGCATTCGGCAATACACCTCTACAGAATGTTGACATTCCTGATTCGGTAACTTATGCAGCAAGCTCTTCATTTTCAGGAACGCCATTCCTTCGCTCTCTTATAGAAACAAACGGTGGTTGGCTGATATTATCGAACGGTTTACTTGTAGTCTATGCAGGAGATGACATAAATGTAGTTATTCCTGATAGTGTCAAGCGAATTGGTACAAAGTCGTTTACGCTTCGTAGTCGAATGCAATCACTTACAATTCCAGATACAGTAAAAAGCATTGAAGAACCTATATTTATAAATTGCAAACCGAAAATAATCTATTCCACCAATCCCATAGCCAAGAAACTTAATATCACTTGTTCTCCTGCACCCGAGATCCCTCCGACTGCTGGAAACAGAGCACTTGATCTCGACGAGGACACATGGCAGTTTGCAAACATAAAAGATGTATTCGGTGATACATATCTTCTTTCAGACGCTGCTCGCTCACAGCTTACCGAGCAGATTGAAGAAAAGTATCAAACTTTTGATGAGGCATGGAACGGATCATGTCATGGTTTAGTGATTACCGCCTTGTTAATAAAATATGGTTTACTTTCACCAGTAGATTTACAGGAAGGTGCTGCAACAACAAAGGATATTTCGCCCGAATCTGATGTACAGTCTGTTATAAATTATTATCAGTTCCTTCAATTCTCTAAATTATCGCTTGACATAGACAGTCATTCGGGTATCATTGACGTGGATTATTTTGAGCATATTATCTCACTTGGCTGGCAAGCCGAAGAAAAAGGAAAACCATTTCTATTGTCATTTGAAACAGCAGATGGTGGACACGCTTGTGCAGGATGCGGTATAGAATCAGGTGCTTGGGAATGGGACGGTAAAAACTATGACCGTAGGATTATTCTCTGGGATCCAAATTTTCCTACAGAATACAGGGATGATGTATGCTTTTATTATCGGGAAGTTGATTATGACTACTGCATTCCTTTCTATGGTGTAAAGTATTCTTTAGGTGAAAATGATAATGTTGGTGAAATATCAGCAGCAAGCGATGAAATCTCCGAACTTGGCGAACCTCCGTATCCGTTTGAAAAACCATCATTTGTTAAGGGCGATGTTAATGCTGATGGAATACTTGATATAGCTGATGTCGTTTTATTACAAAAATGGCTTCTTGCCGTACCCGATACGCACCTTCCGCAATGGCGAGCTGCTGATTTGTGTAATGACGAAAGATTAGATGTTTTTGATTTATGCCTAATGAAAAGAGAACTGCTGTACCGATGA